GCGGAGTGCAACGTAAAACTCACCCGAGCGGGCGAGACTTTCAGCCGTTTAGCTATTTCGCTCTGCGCGAGGTCTTCGCCGAATTTAAGAGTCGTGACCTCGCACTCCCGCAGCGAGAGCGCGGAGCCGTAGCGCTCCAAGATCCCAAGGGGCGGCGCGGCGGCTGCTATCGCGGGTTCGCGCCCGTCCTCTCGAAGCTCTTCTATCGAGCAAACGACGTGTTGCGCGCGCCGCCGTTCCAACCTCAGAGCGTCAAGCATCGCGCCGCGGGCGCGCATCAGCAGGTACGTGTCTGTCGTTTCGTCGCGCGCTTCGGCGGAAGCGGAGAGTATGGCAGTGTAGCCGATCTGAACTAAATCGTCGCTCCCTATAAACGAGTTGGGAGTATACATCCTTCTCGCCATTGAGGCGAGGCGCCGCTGAAAACGGATTACGCTACTTCCGCTGAACTTGCGCACTCGACATGCTCCCGATAGAACGTCCGCAACTCTGCGGCAAGGGCGCGGCAGTTGATCCCGTGCCGGCGCTCAAACTCTTTCTCGCCAAGAACGTGATAACTCTCGGGGCCGAACTGGTGATGGCCGAGCCCGCAAAGCGGGATGACCGAGTAGTCGCTGGATTTCTGCGACATGCCCTGTGAACCGTCGTGCGTATGCGCTGCCTCGGTATGCGAACGCTGCCGGAGGCCAGCCGGATAGCAGATGGCGCACGGTAGCGTCCGGATCCATGCCCGATATTTCTTGTCACGCGGCGGCTTCATGCCGCGGAAAGTCCTTCGAGCAGCGGGCGGCCTGGCGTGCGGCGCGAGGGCACATGCGACCAAACGCGATGTCCCTCGAAGTGGTGCTCGTCGCCATCAACCCCCTGCCATCGGTCAGGGCAACCGGAACCGCCAAGATGTTCGAGGAATGAGTAGCCCTTCGGTATGAAGTCCCGAAGGTTGAATTTCTTACCGATCAGCATGAGGCTGTCCGTATCGCGCAGGAAGAAGGCGAGGCGTTTGCTCTTCGTGCCGCTCTTGAGGAAAGCGAGCGAACACGGCTCCTGCTCTAGAAGTGCGGGCGCCTCTTTGGGTGTCACGCACCCGAGATAGCGCCCGTCATCCAACGCGTAAACGAGTATGCGATTCGGCCACTTCACCAGGGCGGCCGGCGCAGGGATCTTCCGCTGGTTGCTTGTCACCGTGTTTATCGTCAGGGCAGGGAACTCCCGTAAGGGAGATGAGCGCAGAGTTGTTTTTTGGGAGACGCGAAGCTCCCGCCCCGCTCATTGGGGGCATGGGCCATTCGTTTCCGGCCCCTATATGTATTACGACTTTAGCGGCCGTTTTGTTAACGCCCTCTTGAAAGATAATAAGCCGCCTCGTCAGTTCATGCAACTGCTGACGATGTATCTATGCGTTTCAGAAGTCGTATTTCGATACTTCTAGAAGTAAGGAATTCCGTCTCTAGTTTTAGAGTATTACTTTATACCGTTCCTCCGTCCTAACGGACGGAAGGCCTGGGAACCGGGCGGCGCGACGATCCCGGCGAGCCCCGGCCCTCGTTCCGTCCGTCCCGGATCGAAAAACGACGCCCGCCAGGCGAGCCCAGAGCGTCCCGAGTGGCGAATCCGCGCGAAAACGCCCCAGTAAATTTGTACAACTGTTGGAGATATTTTTTTTACGGCTTTTTTCGGGAAAGTCCTTGAAATCTCTTCAGCAGAAGTATTTAATAGGAACTTCGGCCGGGCGGTTGGACCGAGTCGATCTCTGAAAATAGAGCGGACAGCCGGGTAGAGGATGGCAGGCGGCGCGCTCGCGAATAGCTGGACCGGGACCGAGACGCGGAAGCGTAGCGAAGACGGGCGGTGGGAAGCGGGCGAGGATAGCGCAGCCCACTGCCGAGAGGCGGCGGGCAACCTTACGGCCGAGAGGCAGCAGGGCACAGAATCGAGACGCCGCCGGAAAGAGAGGCGGACAGAGGAGAACGCGGGAGCCACGCGGTAGACCAGAAAGCACGCCCAGAGCACGCGCCGCCGAATTGGAACGTGGACAGTCCCCCTCAGGGGTAGGCAAGCCTCTGGTGCGGTCGCCTTCGGGCGGCCCCAAGCAAACGACAGCGAATGAGGGGCGCGGCACGGTTGACCATAGGGACCGGGAACGGCGGATCTAACGAGATCCCCCCGACGCGCAGCAGGCGCGGTCGGCAGCGACGACGAAAGGCCTTCCCTCAATCGAGGGAAGGAAATATAATAGAGGAGCGGAAAAGAGATATGCAGATGACGGACGCACAAGTCCTCACCGTAGTATTAGCGACGGTCCCGACGTTCGTGGTCGTGATCCTGGGGCTGTTCCTGAACAACTCCAGATTGAACGATCTGAAGGACCTCCTCCGAGCGGAGATGGCGAAGAACCAGGCGGAATTGCTTCTAAAACTCGCGCAGGTTCATTCGCCCGCTCAGCCGGAAACTTCGCATTAACGGAACGGGCGGCCTGATCGCAGGTCGCCCGTTTTCCTCACTCCCCTAAAACCCCAACCAGAACGACAAAAAATGACGCGCGATCTTTGCGCGTCCACCCGCAAACACTGGGCGCCTCCACGCGGCGCGGGCGGGATCTCTATGCCAAGACCCAGAACGGTGACAGGAGCGGAAATCCTATGACAAATGCGAATCTGAAGCGTCGCAACGACTATGCGCAGCGGCGCCTGGTCGAGTTGAGCGCGCCCACCTTGGAGCGCGCCGAATTCGTCCCGGCGAGGACGATTATGGAAGCCGGCGCACGCTTGGCGCGGCAGATCCGGATTGAGCATGAGCGGGTGGGACTCCTCCGGCGCTCGTGCGGCGGGAGCGGCCGGACGGTGGACGCGAGCGCCTATCACTACGATTCGCGCGCCACGCAGCCGGCAAGATAGATCGGAGCGGCCATGACCATCACAATCAGCAACGATTACCACGGAACGAAAACCACGGCCCGCGTGGGCGAAGATGGAAAACTCAGCAAGCGCCAGATATACCGGATCCGCCGGGCGCTGTGCGGTATGCCAGAATGCCGGTGCGGTCAAGGCCCCTTGAAACAACTTGGGCCGCAAGAACTGTTGCCAAACGGGGAACGCTGGGCGGCCGAGGACATGGGTCGCCTTGGCGTGGTGATCCGTATCTACCCGTTCTAACCCCAACTAAAGTGTCCCTTTCGGGGCGGCGTCCTGCCGCCCCGGTCCCCTGAAATCTAATTGCCCCGCAAGAAACCGGGCGCCTCCACGTGGCGCGGGGTGGAAGCTGTACGCGAAGTCCCGGCCAAACGACAACGGAGAGGGAGCGGAAAAATGGCAGCGAGAAAGAAGTCCACAAAGAAGGCAGCAACTGTCTGCCCGAGCGATCCGGAAGACGCGCGGACGGCGCTGGAACTCGGGGTGCTGACAGTGGGCGCGTTGTACCGCGTCACACGGACGGAAACGGATTTCGATTTTCTGGAGGGCGACCTGCTGAGGTTCATGTCCGCCGATGGCCGCCGGTATTCGTTCACGGATGAAGCGGGCTCACTGGTTACCGTTGTGGCAACCGAGGACCAACTGTCGTCCATCCTGGAGTCCAGCGACAGGCCACGAGCGGCGGCGCCCGCAGAGGAACTTGAAGGGCGAGACAACGCGTGCCGGACGTGCGGTGCCAAATACGCCGATGGCGGCGACGGGTTCGATGGCGAATGCCCTTCCTGCGCTGACCGGAGAGCCGCGGCGGCGGAGGAAAACGGCACATCCACTGTCGAGACGGTGACCGAGGACCCCCCCGAGAGCGCGGCCCCGGCCGTGGAGCCTGGCAAGAGGGGGAAACGGACGAAGGCGACCCCGAAGACGAAGGGCGGCAAGAAGGGCAAGAAGACGCCCCAGACGGTCCCCGAGTCGGCGCCGGTGGAAGCGTCCGCGGAGGCCCCGGCGGCGGCCCCGGAACCGTCCCAGGCCCCGGCGGCGCAGGTCGAGACGGGCGACCCGGTGCTCGAAGCGGGGCTCGAAGCGCACGTGGCCGCGGCGGTCGCCGCCAAAGTGGAAGCGATCGAGGTCCCGAAAACGGACGCCTGGGAACCGGATATCTTGTTCGTCCGGCTGAAGGGCGACATTGTGGCGCTGGTGGCCGCGGGGAACGTCGCGGAAGCGGTGCGGCGTCTGAAACTCGCGCTCTGCCCGCCGGAAGCGAAAGAGCGGAAGCCGCGCGAGCCGAAGGCCCCGAAAGTGGATGGTCCGTGCAAGTGCCCGGTTTGCGGCGCCGGATCGGGGAATCGGCAAGGCGTAGTGGCGCATCTCCGGACGAAGCACGGGTACACGAGGGAACAATGGCAAGCCGCGATGGCAACACCCGCAGCGGCGGCCTAACAGGTTTGCAGTTGCCGCTCCTCGGAGGCGGGCGCCCCGCGGTGCTCGCCTCCGCTTGTTTGTGCGGGCAGCGTTGCCGGTGGCACGGGAAGCCGACGAGCAAGCACCCGCGCGTGCGAGCACTGGAGCGAAGCGGCGAGACGGTTGTACCGATCTGCCCCGAGATGCTGGGCGGACTCCCTTGTCCTCGGCCACCAGTCACACGGCGGCGCGGGCGACTATACCAGACGGACGCGGAGACGCGCACGCTGCGAGGCCGCGACGTAACGGCGGCGTTCGAGCGCGGCGCGGCGGAAGCGGTGCGGATCGCGCGCGAGACGGGCGCGACAGAAGCGTACCTCTGCATGCGGTCGCCGTCGTGCGATCCGGACGGCGGAGTAACGGCCCGCGCGCTGGCGGCGGCCGGGTTGAAATTGTACGGACTGTTTTGACGAAAGGGTGCATTGAATGCGAGACAAAGTGAAGGTCACGATCACATCGGAAGACGGAGAAGTTCTGGACGACTTCACCGTTTGCCATTGGCGCTACGACTGCGGCGACGACGACCAGGAGAACATCGGGTCCCGGGCGTCGGAAGCGCTCTTCCTGGACCGCTTTCGCCGCGTAGTGAAAGCACACTGAGGAAACGGCGGCGAGAGCCGCCAGCCCCGCAAAGACCGGACGCCTCCACGTGGCGCGGGGTGGGCAGTGCCAAGGACGGTCGACCATAACAAGGAGCGGAAAATACCATGACTTATAAGTTTCTGTCGGCGGACACGCCGGATATAGAGAAAGTGGCTGCGACGATTCCGGACTTGGAGGATTTCTTCCAGGCGGCGCTCGACTACAGCGAGCTAGGGAAGGGCAAGTCCCTGGATTTCGCGATGGGAGTAGACGCCAAGTTTGCCCTACCGAGCACTGAATTCTCGCAAGCGTTAATCGACAAGATGTTCGACCTCTCGCGCGTGATTACGCCCAAGGGCGCCATCGGCAGCAGCTTCCTGACCGGCTTCAGTTTCGGCGCGTTGTACTATGCCGCGACCGCGGAGCCCACGCGTGAAACCCTCGCGCAGGTTTCGGACCTCCGCCACGTCTGGCTGGAACTTAAAGCGGCACGTGCCACGGCGGCGGCGGCAGCGGCAGAAGAGAAACACGAACAGCCCGAACCGGCGGCCCAGAGCAGCAACGACCTGGACATCAAGATCACGGTCAACGGGCAGACCGTCAAGCCGGGCCAGGCTATCACTATCCCGATAAACGGGTCCGCCTCGTAACTTTCCTCCGCAGAACTTCTCCTTAGTCTGTCCCCCGGTTTGCCGCCGGGGGATTGCCCCGCAAACATACGGGCGCCTCCACGCGGCGCGGGGTGTAGCTGTACGCCAAGACCCGATGAAGGGAGCGGAAATGCAGGCAGCGAAATTGGTGAGCGCCCCGGAGGTTCTTCCCCCGGAAGCGTGCGATTTCTCGGCGTTCGTCGCCGAACGCGGACGGCCGCCGTTCCTCGGCGATCAGCCCGCACCGTGGCACTATCGGGGCTGGCTGCTCTGGTACGTGCTGCTGGCGCAGGAGACGCATCCGGACGTGCCCGACCGTTGGGGATATTGGGCGCGAACGATGCAGGCGGGGCGGCTGCTAGACGAACCGATCCCGCGCGTCGAATTCTCGGACTCGGCCGATGCGGCGGTGACTCGCGACCTTGAAAAGTGGATCGGCATTCTCGATGAGAAGTTCGGAAGTTGGTCCAGTCTGTATCGGTTGCTCGATTGGCTGGCCTGGGGCCTGGCGGTTTCGCAGGAAGACCCCGACCTGTCGGAAGATGTTTCCGAAAAACTGTACCGCGCGGTGGACATCGGGCCGATGCTACTTCACCCGCACGACTACCTGGGGAATTGCCTCGCCGAGTTGAAATCGGGCGGGCATGGGAAATGGAAGAACCCAAGCGGGTTCTACCCGACGCCGCATTGCGTAGTCGAGTGCATGGTCCGGATGACGATGGCCGACAGCAAAGGCCAGGATATGCGGCGCGCGAGCGTATGCGATCCCTGCGTAGGGACGGGCCGAATGCTGCTCCACGCGAGCAACTACAGTCTGAACCTCTGGGGAATGGATATCGACCCGGTTGTGACTCGGGCCTGCCTGATAAACGGCGCATTGTATGCGCCCTGGCTGGTGCGGCCGTTTCCTCCGTCGATTCTGGAGCGGACGCCGATTGCACTTCCACCGCCGGCCCCGTTGCCGGTCCCTCCAGAATATACGCCGGTCGACGGCGCGCCAGTGTTTCGCTGTGACGACCTCGGCCGCGGCCTTCTCCCTTTCATGCTTGACGAGTAACCCGGCGGAAGCCGGGAACCCCGCAATACCGGAAGCGTCCACGTTCGCGCGGGGCGGGTTGCGCCAATTCCGGACGGTGACTTAGGAGCGGAAAACGAAAATGACAACGCAATTCCTGAAGTCTTTCAAGGCGGCGCGCCGAGTGAGCACGCCGATAATCGCTATCGGTACTCCCGACCCCGCGGCGACGATACAGAATGTCGTCAGGGCGCTGAACGGTTCCGCGCCCCCGGTGATCCAGTGGGACATCGCGCGCGGCGTGACACCGTGCAATCAGCAGGGCGGTCAGGCCATCGCGGCGATCTTTGGCGACCCGAGCGTAGAGACGAACCCGGCCGAATTCCTGATGAAAGCCGCCCAACTCCCCGAGGCCGTCTGCCTGTTCTTCCACAACGCGCAGCGATACCTGAAGAATGAGGCCGTTGTGCAGGCGGTTTGGAACCTGCGCGATCAGTTCAAGGCGGATCGGCGGACATTGGTTCTACTCTGCCCCGCGGGCGGAATGGTGGTGCCGGTGGAATTGGCAAACGACGTTCTCACGCTGGACGAACCGCTCCCGACGCTCGCGGAATTGGGCGGCATCGTAAAAGAGCAGTTCGATTCAGCGGACCTCCCGGTGCCGAAACCTGAGGACGTAGAGCGCGCGACAGATGCGTTATGCGGTCTGGCCGCATTCCCGGCTGAACAGGCGACGGCCATGTCGCTCACCGCGGAAGGCCTCGACTTCGATGCCTTATGGGAGCGCAAGCGCAAGATGATTGAACAGACCCCCGGTCTGTCGGTCTGGCGTGGCGGCGAGACGTTCGACCAAATCGGCGGATGCGGAAACGTGAAGCAGTTCATGGTTGACGTACTCCGCGGCGCAGATTCCCCGCGCGGGATCGTCTTCATTGACGAAATAGAGAAAGCGGTTTCGGGGACAGGTCCGGACTTGTCCGGAGTGTCCACCGAGATGCTGGGAACGTTGCTGACGTGGATGCAGGACAACCAGGCGACGGGCGTTATTTTCATCGGGCCTCCCGGAGCGGCCAAGTCCGCCGTCGCGAAAGCGACCGGCAACACGGCGGGCGTCCCCACTATTCAGTTCGACCTGTCGGGGATGAAAGCATCGCTGGTGGGAGAAAGCGGCGCCCGGTTGCGCCAGGCGCTGAAGGTGGTCGAGGCAGTCACCCAGAACCGCACGTTGTTCGTTGCGACATGCAACTCTATCGGCGCGTTGCCCCCGGAACTCCGCAGGCGTTTCACGTTCGGCACGTTTTTCTTCGACCTCCCGGACGCGGAGGAACGCGCGACCATCTGGGAAATCTACTGCAAAAAATTCGGCGTTGGCGGCGAACTTCCATCAGACGAAGGCTGGACCGGCGCGGAAATCCGGCAATGCTGCGACCTCGCGCGACGGTTGAAGTGTTCACTCGAACGGGCTTCGCATTTCATCGTTCCCGTCTGCCGTAGCGCAGCGGAGCAGATTGAACGACTGCGGACGCAGGCGTCCGGCAAGTTCACTAGTGCGAGTCATGACGGCCCGTATCGCTTCGAGCAGAAACGCGCGGCGGCGACGGGGCGCGCTATCGCGATGGGGGAATAGGCGGTGTTGCCCCACGATCAGAGGAGCAGCACGCCGTTGCTTCATTCACTGCACCCGAATCGAACACGAGGGGTTTCGAGGACCGGAACTGGCGGAAGTTTGAACGAAACGAGCCGTCTGCTGGTGGGCCTCGCTTGGATGCGCACGGCGGAAATCGGCGTGCTTCACAATCGCGAATTCGAGCGGCGGGTCCACGTTCGGCACGACCCCGATATGGAGAGCTTCTAGACCATGACCAGCGAATCGGCGAGCCTCTACTTCCGCGCAGGCACGAGCGATAAGGTCTACCAAATTTGGCTTGAGCCGGAACCGGACATTCCCGAAATGCGTTCGTGGCGCGTCAGGTTCGCGTATGGGCGGCGCCTTGCGACGCTGCGGTCCAATTTTAAGATCCGGCGGGCACCGTTCGCTTATGCGCGGCAGATTTACGATAAGTCCCTCTTGGAGAAACTTTCCAAGGGGTATCGCAAGGGACCGGAGTACACGAAGGGTGTGGAGATTCCTCCGCTCGAAGCAGAGCCCGCACCCACGGTTCGTAAACGGTTCGAGCCCTTCGCGCGACCTACCACGGCTTACAATCCCTTCGAGCCGGAGTCTTTGAGGGGAGACACATTGCCGACTTGCGGCTATTGCGGGCAGCCCGTCCGGCTGTTCTTCCCGGACGGAACGCGCGTTCGTGATACGCGGTATTGTTCGGCGCGTTGCGCGGGCCTCGCCGCAAAGCGCGAAGCAGCCCGGACAGAACGGGCGAAACCTACATGGAACGCCACTTGCTCTTACTGCGGGCGCGCGGTTCGGCTCGAAGTCGGCGGCTTCCTGGATGAGACTTCCGGGAGATGGTATTGCTCCGGCGCGTGTAGGAACGCGGACCAACGACGCGGCGCGCCGATCTTCCGGAAACCTCTGAAGTCCAAACCGAAACCCGTTCCCAGGCCGGCGTATGAACCGCCGGAACCTCCAGACCCGCTCACGGTGAAACCGCGGCGGCGAATCTCGTTTAACGACGAATAGGAAAGGATCTTATGCCTTGCTGGACGATACAAGAATCGAAACTCGAAGTAAAGAATCTCAACCAGGACGTGCTGACGGCCACGCTTGAATCCCTTGGCTACGTAGTGCAGCGCAGGGGTGAACAGTTTTATGCGGACCACATGAAGCCGGGCGAACTCCGCTACACGGTGGTCTGCATGAAGGATGGCGAAATGGTCGTGCAGTTGCGCGACGGTTCGCGGGTGACGGCGGAGCGCGCAATGCGGCAGGTGAAGGTCGCCTATGGGCAGACGGCCATCCGGACGATGGCAAAACGGTTCGGGTGGCAGGTGAAGCAGGAAGACGAAACTCATTTCCAGGTGATGCGGCGGTATTGAGGAGCGGACGATGCAGAACGACACTATCGAAATCGAAATCATCGAAGCGGACGGCTCGTTGAAAGTGACGACGGACAAAATCAGCCAGGCGAACCACCTGAACGCTGATGCGCTGTTGCGCGAGATGGGGCGCGTGATGGGCGGCGAGACGATCCGGACACACCGAAAGGACTCGTATGGACACGTCCACGAACACGTCCACGAACACGAGCACGAGCATAACCATGCCTAATATTTCCGTCCTGGACTTGAAGCCGGTGGGTAGGTTTGCGGACGGGAGCCCTATTTACAGGTTCTCGGTGGGGTTCCCCACGCGTGGTGTGCAGGAAGTCGGTCCCGCGTTCGCCACTCCGCAGGAAGCCTACGCCCACGGCGGGGTGGAACTTCGCAAGTATGAGGCGGCAGACCCGATGGGAAACATGGGCGCGGTGTTGGGCGTCACGGAAGTTGAGGGCGGCGGATTCCGCGCGGTGATCGTTACGTATCACTCGAACACTTGAAGCCCGCCGCAACGGCCCCGAAAGGACGGTGATGAATAGCGGGCGGATCCGGACGGCGCATTATCGCGGGGAGCCTCGGGGGAGGCGGCGAATGGATGCGACGGGCGGACCCGCTACACGAACCAGATTGAAGACAATCCGAAGCCCGCGCGCAGCCGCGCGGGTTGCCCCGCCGAACAGGCGGCCTCCACGTGGCGCGGGGCGGGTGGTGCTGACGGCCTGAGTGAAGAGTGGACCAAAGGAGCGGAAAACGAAATGGCTACTTCTATGATGTCGATGGAAACGACGGGCACGATCCCCGGAAATCTGCTGACGGACCAGGGCGAGAAACCCACGGCGCTTCAGGTAACGCGCGCGGCCACGCTGACAGACAAGGCGGTTTGCGTACAGATCGAATTGCACGGTATCGGCTGCCGGCGCACGGTTTCAACCTCACAGATCGAGGTCACCGGCGATGCAGATAAGGCGACCGACAAGACGTTGCTCGCCGCGTCCAAAAAACTGTTCGTCTCGCCGGAGTATGACCGGCTCAAAAAACTGGACGGTCGGATTCGGCAATACGTCTACGCCCAGGCGATTCAGAGTGGACTGTCGAGCGGGTTCTATTGGCTCCCGATCCCGGCGGTTCAACGGGTCCACGAGAAGCTGAAAGAGTTTCGCGCGGAACGTCAGAAAATCATTGATGAGTGGACCACCCCGCTCGAAGGCGAAACGCAGTCGCCCTACGAGAAAGAAATCGACGCGATACAGCCGAAACTCGGCCCTTTGTTCAACCGCGGCGATTACCTCTCAGTGGACCGCGTCCGCAAGATGCACTGGTTTGAATGGTCTTACGTCTCGTTTGGCGCCCCGGAAAAACTGAAGTCCATCTCAATCGAGATGTACCAGGCGGCGCAAGACCAGGCGGCGCGGAAGGTGGAACAGGCGGCGGAACTGGCGCAGCAAGTCCTCCGGGCCAACATGCTCAAACTGGTCGAGCACCTGACGGATAAACTCTCCGGCCGCACCGAGGACGGGAAGCGCAAGGCGTTTCGCACCGAGTCGGTCGACAAGGTGAAAACGTTCCTCACGGAGTTTCGCGAGCGGAACATCACGGATGACGCTGAACTGGGCGCCCTGGTGGAAGATGCGAAACTGCTGATCGCTGGCGTCGACCCGGAAACGCTCCGCAAGGACGACCGGACACGCGACCTGGTAGCGGAGGGATTTTCTCAGATCCAGGCACGGCTCGACACGATGGTCGTGGACCGGCCCAGGCGAGCAATTTCGTTCAAGGACGAGGAATAGCGATGTCTGCCCCCGAAGACGCCCCGGTATGCGCCGTTTGCGGGCGGCCGGTCCGCACCGAAATCGTCCACGTTCGGGAGGGGAAGCCGTGCCATCCGCTCTGCTTCCCCCTCGGGGACCACCCCGAGGCCCAGAACGACCCGGAAGACGCCGCAGAAACGGCCACAGACAGCGCCCAGGATCCCCCAGACGAGCCGGAGGGCGGCGCCGGGACGGAGAGACGCAACCGGCGCGGCGAGACGCCCACGGACGCGGCGGCGCGCAGGGAGCGCGAAGCGGCAGAATGGCGGGAACGGATCGAAGCATTGCGGACGGCGGACCCGGCAGAGGGGCCGATGGATTTCTACGAGCCGTTCCTGCGCGCGATCCGGATGCACGAGCCCGGCGGTTCCGTCCACGAGTCGAATATCACGCTAAACAGCCAGTGCTGGGCGCTTAGCGCGGAGGCGACGAGTATGCAGTTTTTCGCGCTCGCGAAACTCGTTCAGGAAGGAATCCTCGAACCCGACGCGGACCTCTGCGGACAGTACACGATTCACCGGGAGAGGTTCCCAGACGAAGGCCGCGACTATTTCGCGGAAGCGCTCGAATGGTTGGCGCACAAGTGCGTTACCGAGAGCGTAGACGACCACTCGTTGAAATACCAACTGAACATCTATGACGGAGCCGACCGCGAAGCGGTGCTCGCCCGGCTCCAGTCCGAGGGGTTTATCAACGCGAAGCAGAAAATCCTGAAGCGTCCGGAGGGCGCGACGGCCGAGTGCCACGTATTCAACCCGTCGAAGTTTGGCGAGGCGGAAATCCGAATCTGCCGGCATGAAGGCGGCGGCTTCGCGGTGCGAGTCGGTTGTAGCGTGGACTTCGGCAAGAGTAACGGCAGCGGCCAGTGGTGCCCGGTTCGCGCGCCGGGGACCACGTTTGAAGACGAGCACGGATGGTCGACGCGAGACGCGGCGCTCGAGGCGGGCTGTATCGAAGTCGCGCGTATCGAGGAGGGATGCGAACAGGCGGCCTTGTCGAAGGGCGCGGAGAAGGCGGCCGATGCGGCGCGGAAAATCCGCGCGTGGGCCGAGATGTTATTGAAGCGGCCGATACCGCGGCAGCACAGCGTGGAAAGTCGGCCGGAGCGTGGCGGAGAGACGGAAAAGAACCGCCGCGAAACCGAGGCAACAAGCGAGGCCACACCGGGAAAGCGGAAACCGGCGGAGCCCGAGAAAAACTCTACGGTGAGCGAACAACTCACCCTCTTTTGAAAGGTGACAACGCAGAATGACAACGAAACGAAATTATTCGTGGTTGTGGGTAGTGCTCCTGTTCGACGTGCTGTCAGTCGCATCGTTCGTAGGCTTTCAGCCGATGGGCGGTATTGTGCTCGCCCTGTTCGGCCTGGAGGCCACGGTCCTGTATTACTGGGAGCGCCCGAAGGTGATCGTGCCGAAGGACCTCAAGGTATCAACGGAAAATGTCGTGTTCTCGAAACGGCTGAATCTCACGGCGCTGCGCGACCAGGTGGGCGAGTGGTCGCGGCACAACTTCGGGCCGGCGAGCGAGATGGGGTATGTCGCTCTGCTGGGCGCGTTTGAAGAACTCGGCGAACTGGCGCATGCCCACATCAAGCAGTTGCAGGGCATTCGCGGGGCCGCGGCCCAACACGAGGAAGATGCACGGGATGCCATTGCCGACGCGATAATCTACCTCGCGGACTACTGTTCAACGCGCGATTTCGATTTCCAGGAGATCGTAGAAAGTACCTGGGCGCAGGTGAGACAACGCGATTGGGTGAAATACCCAGAGACCGGATTTCCGATTCGTGCTATCGACCAGGACCCGGCCGACGCGGAGCAGATCCCCGCAGAAGGGGCCAGCGCGGCATGAACGGAACGCCCATGAAATACGAGCCAGGCTCGCGCGTTGGCGCGATCCGGAACGCGAACCAGCAAACCGTTCGACTGTTTGGGTACGGCACCTACCAGGGCATGGAAATTCCGCCCACGGAAGTCTGGCCGTTGTCTGAGCCGAACCCGAAGATTCAACTCGATTCCGGCGAGACGGTCTGGGGATGCGAATGTTGGTGGGCGTCAGAAGATGAAGTCAAGGCGCGCATCGGCGGCCGGACGGTCGAGATGACCACGGTAGAGGATTACCGGAAGGAAGTACGGGAACGCCGCGAGGCGATAGATGGCCTGGCGGCGGCGTATATGCTCGCGAACGATGGCAGTCTGAGCAAGGCGATGATCGAGGAATCTGCAAAGACGGGGCGACCGCTCGACTTCGCGATCATGACGATGGAAGATATCCACGCGTGGCGCGAGTGGCTTGAAGACGAGGTCGCACGGCGCAAGAACGCCGCCACAGAATGACGGCCTATCGCTGGTTCTTCCTACTGGCAGCGTCTTCGTTCGTTGTCTTCGCGTTTGCCATCTCCATTTCAGAACGTGCGCGAAACCGCGTGCGAGAGTTGCTACGCCGGTTCTACCGATGGACAGGACGATACTGCAAACACGGTACTCGGATCAGCGGTTGCGGCTACATTTTTGACTATTACTACTCTTGCCCAGAGTGCCGCGCAGAGATCAAGCGCGGGTGGCACGACTATGCCGTGGAGCGACGGGAGGCAGAAGTCCGGAAACTGGCCGACGCCTTCAAACTCGCGTTGGGGGAGGTGGAAATATCGAAAGCCGTCCTGGTAGAGCCCGCGAAACGGGGCTCGCTGGTCCGAGAGGTACAGGGAGTGGAGTAGATTCGACTGCGGTTCATGGTAAAAGGAGATGTTATCGAAGGAGAGACGACGATGGCGGCACAAAAGCCCCCGCAAAAGCCCATGAAGTGCGCACATTGCGGGGCGCGAATCCCAACAAAAGAAATTATCAGTTGGGCGGCACGACTGAACGCAAAGAAGCGGACGACGCTAGCCGGCGCAGCGCTGGTCATGCGGACTTGTCCGCATTGCCACAAGACGTTCAGTACGCGCGAACTGGTAGCGCATCTGGCGTTGGGGTGTCCCGCGGCTCCGCAGAAAAGCGGACGGGGGCGGCCAGCAAAACTGCGACAGTGCCGGTATTGCAAGGAAAAAATGCCCACGGTGGCTTTGCTCATCCACGAGCGGAGTTGCCCGGCAAGGCCCACACCCTCGAAATAGGCGGCGGCTGGTGACCGTCGCCTGTTCCAAGTAGTCCATCAAATAAACGCAAGGAGCGGAACTCGTGAGCGAAGAAACTGAAATACCCGAAGTGTCCCCGGACACGGAAGCGCTCGAAGATGACGTATTTTTCTCGTCAACCTATACGCGCAGCAAGCGGTTCGGCAAGTTGGCCGCCGCGCTCGCGGCTGCGCAAGCCGAAATCCCGAACCCCACGAAGGACAAGACTGCAAAAGTCCAGACGCGGACGGGCAACAACTACGGCTACAACTATGCGGACCTCGCGACGGTGCTCGAGGTCGTGCGCGGGCCACTGGCGAAACACGGCATAGCGCTGATGCAGCCGATTCAGGCAGAGGGGAACCAGGTCACGGTGACCACTCTGTTGATCCACGAAAGCGAACAGTGGATGAGCGCGGAACTCGTCATGACAGCGTCGGACGGGACGCCGCAATCAATCGGCAGCGCGACGACCTACGGCCGCAGGTACGGGCTCACGGCCCTGTTGGGGATAGCGGCCGAGGAAGACGACGACGGCAGCCAGGCGTCCGGCAGGAAAGCAGAGACGGGCGCGCGGCGCGCGGAGCCGCCAGCCAGGCCGCAGCAGCGGCCCGCGGAACAGCCCACGCAGCAAGTCCCCGCGAAAGAACCGGACTGGACGACAGCGTTTGAAGCGCTGCGCGTCAAGTTCAATGGAAACTCGAAACGATATTTCGAGATTCTGAAAGCGTTCGGCGTCAAAGAACCGAGCGAATTCAAGGACCGCACGAAGGCGGAAGCGTGTTACAAGACAGTCCGCGGCGAGTTGCGGAAACTCTCGACAACGGACGCGGCGGCAGCCCCGGCGACGGCGGCGGCGGCGGCGCCCACGGACAACGCGCCGAAAGCGGACCCGGCGAAGAAAGAACCGTTCCAGGCGTCCGATGACGATGTACCGGCCGCCATCGGCAGCGACCAGCCCGTGGCGCTTCGCATTCAGGACTTCGACACCGAGGAATACGAGTACGTCCAGAAAGTCGCAAAGGATCTCTACGGCTACAACAAGGCGAAGACGGACGACCTGATCCTGAAATTCAACGGTGACAAAGAGTTGTTCCTCAACACGTTGGACACGGCGCTCGCCGCGAAGACGAAGGGGGCTCGCGCATGACGGGTCCGGCGAGCCTTTCAAAATCCACGGAGAAGGCGACGGGCTGCGAGCGGTACTTTGCAGGTCGTCACCTGGAGGGGATGCCGCGCGAAGCGGCGTCCTCCCTCGCGGGGACGGGAACGGACTTCCACGCCTACCGCGCGGCGTATGTCGACCACCTGGTAGCGGTGAGTTTGCCGGCCGATCCCGACTGGGTAGAGCGCTGGCTTGAGACGGCGGACGTGTCGGACGAAGCGCGCGAAATGATCGAGCGCGACGCGGCGGCGTTCCAGATCAACCCTGATATCGTCTTCGGCACGGAATTGTTCCTCAGCGTCGATGAGGAATTCCGGCCGCTGGAGAACGAGCCCAACCCTGAGCCGGGACGCGGGCCGAAGAACGCAAAAGCGTTCCTGCACGGGACGCTGGACCACCTCGAAATCGACGGGCCGGATGCCTGGATCGTTGACGCAAAATCGGGGTGGTCTACGCAGAACGTCAAGGAATACGAGGGCGCGCACTACGCGTTGTTGGTGTTCGCGCATTTTCCCTACGTGAATACGATCACGTTTGAGTGGGACTTCATCCGAGCGGGCGGCCGCAAACCGCTGGTGTTCGAGCGCGCCGACCTGCCTTCGTTGCAGTTGCGAGCGAAAGCACGTCACCGCTACATGCGCGATATCGTGCGCCGGTGGGAAGCGGGCGAGGAGTTGGCGGTCAACCCACAAGCGGGCTTATGCCACTTCTGCACGTTGACGTGCCCGCTGCGCGAGGCGGTGACACGAAAGATCGTGGCGTTCCCGCCGATCCAGAATGCCGAGGATGCGCAGAAGGTTGCGATCCTGACGTACCTCGCAAAAACGACGGTGCGCATGGGCGAGGAATTGCTGAAGCCCTACCTCAACGATAACGGCCCATTGGATCTCGGCGGCGGCCTCACGGCCGAAGTCAAGCCGGGGAACACGGATAGTTTTTCGCTCCGCTCCACACTGTCTGTACTTGGATTCGAGGGAGTGCCCGAGAAGTCTCCGAAGTGGGACATCTCCCTCGAATCACTTTTAGTCAGCGGCACGAAGTTGAAAAGCTTCGCCGCGGCAAAGAAGAGGGCTGGACTGAAAGAAGAGCTCGACAGCATTGCCCGGCGGACGCCCACATCACGCCTGGATATTCACAAAACAGAAACAGAAGAGGGCGCCGAGTAGCGGCGCCCTTCCCTCCCACAAAAGAAGGCCAACCAGATGGAACAGAAAACTGAAGAAGCGCTCCCCTTGAACCTGGATGCCGAGCGCTTCGTGTTGGGCTCGATCCTGCTGGATGATACGCAGTATCTGAGCGTCGCGGCGATATTGAGTCGCGGGGACTTCGCGCTGAGGAAGCACCAGATAATTTTCGGCGTGATGAGCGAGTTGCAACAACGTGGGGAAAAGATCGACCGAGTGACCGTATTCGATGCACTGGTAAAGAAAGACCTTGCCGACGCCTGCGACGGTCTGAGCTATCTCATCTCACTCGATGACGGGCTGCCGCGCATCCCGAACCTGGACGCCTACTGCCGGATCGTCTTGGAAAAGGCAAACCTCCGGCGGCTCGCGTACCTCGGGCAGAGCCTGTTAGACCGCGCCTGCCGCGGCGAGGAAGACTCGTCGCAGATCGTTTCGGAGATCAACCCTCGACTGCTCGAGGCGGCGACGGACCCAGGGCAGAAAAGACTCGTTACGGCGGCGGAAATATTTGAGGCTTACCCCGGTGGCATCAACGCGTTGTTGAGCGGCGGCCGGCGCGGGGATGGACTCGAAACCGGGTTCCCGCGGTTCGACCAGATGACATCTGGGCTGCATAAGGGCGAGTTGATAATCCTTGCGGCGCGGCCGTCGATGGGCAAAACCGCGCTTGCCATGAACATCGCGGCGTTCTGCGCGCTGAAGCGCAGGAAGACAGCCGCGGTGTTCTCGCTGGAAATGTCGAAAGAATCACTGCTGACGCGGTTGCTGTGCGCGCAGGCCCGCGTAGACTCGCAACGATTCCGCGGCGGATTCTTGAACCAAGCGGAGCGCCTGCGGCTGGCGGCGGCGGCGTCCGAGATTGCAGCGGCACCGTTGTTCTTGGACGATTCGGCGGGCATCGCGTTGGCCGATATCCACTCCAGGTTGCGGCGGTTGAAACTGGCGAACGCCCTCGACCTTGTCGTGATCGACTACCTCCAGTTGATGAGTCTGCCGGGGCGTAGTGAGAACCGCAACGCAGAACTGGGCGCGTTGACGCGCGGCCTGAAGCTTATGGCGAAGGATCTCGACGTGCCGCTGATTGTACTCTCTCAGTTGAGCAGGGCGGTCGAGACGCGCGTCGGCGACCACCGGCCGATACTCTCGGACCTGCGCGAGTCCGGGAATATCGAGCAGGACGCCGATCTCGTTGTGTTCATTTTCCGGCCGGAAATCTACAAACCGGAGCGCGCGGACCTGAGGGGGAAAGCGGAACTCATCACGGCGAAGCAGCGCAACGGCCCAACTGGCACCGTAAAAGTCGTATTTCTCAGGGATTTTACGCTATTCGCGAATCCGACCTCGGAACTGGACGAAGCACCGCCGCCAGAGACGGACGAACCAGTTGCCGACGAGGTGTTGATGTGAGCCTGCAACCGGAATGTAAATTCGATAGGGGCCGGTGGACGTTGACGCTCGTCGGCCCAATACCGTCGATCAAGAACCGGCGGCGCGCGGCGCGCGGGCAGCGGTCGTATCTCCCGAAGCCGGAGAAATCGCAGTTCCAGAGCCTCATCGACCAGGCGAAGTGGATGTGGCACAGAGCGCCGATGGAGCACCCCGGTTTCGCGGTGCGGTTCCTGGTCACGTCCAGGAGGAGCGACCGCGACAACCGTTTGACTACGCTCTTGGACGCGCTCAAAAAAGCGGGCGTAATCGTAGACGACAATATTCGGCATTTCAATGGCCCGGTGGTTATATTACCGGCCCAAGTAGGCCAGAACGAAGGGGTAACCGTCGTACTACGGCCCACAGACACAAGTGATAGAGAAAGTACGATCTCATAGACAGGACGACCACCATGGGCTTAAACTTAAGCGGTAATAACGTGGATCAGAAGCGTCAACACGTGCGCAAGAACAACGCTCCAACGGGCGCGGCACGGGATCTCTCGGACTGGTTGACGCTAGCCGAAGCTGCACAGCTACTGGAGTGTAGCGAAAAAACCGTGAATCGGTACGTGGCGGGGGGCAGGGTTGAGAAACTTTACCGGCGCGTACCTGGCCGCCGAAACCTCCCGGTGCTGAACCCCGCAGACGTAGCGACCATCAAGAAAGAGACGGTAGAAACAAAACCGTTCGTATTGCCCGCTGGTTCCCAACCTGCCGGGAACCCTTCCGGACTCCCCGCACCATCGAGTCAAGGCGCGCTGGTGCGGCGCCCCACGGATAACCCCTTTTCCCTCCTCCAGCAACTTCTGACCACAGTGCCCGCCGCGCCGGACCTCGACAAGAAATACTTCCTCACGATAGACGAGGCCCATCAGCGGACCGGGCTGCCGAAGTCGCTCGTATCAGAACTGGCGCGCACCGGGAAAATCCCGGCCATCAAGCGCGGCGCCTGGTACATCTGGAGGGAGGGGCTACACGATCAGCTTGCTAAGATAGTCTCCGGCAAGTAGTCTGCCCACAAAAAAGAGGGTCCGCTGGTGAGGCGGACCCCGTTGTTTGGTGACAACTTTTTGCAAGGAGCGGAAACCCTTGCAGAGAGACAGAATGAACCCCACTCGTAAGGGAGAACATGTGTCAACACGATACTACACCAAGTATTCAACTGGTTCAAACTTCTCTGCTTCTTCAGTCGGCACGTTGCCCCCCCTGTAGGGGCAGTATGCGCCCGGAGACTGGCGGCAACATTTTCACCGCGAAACGTTTGGGCCAGGGTAGAATAGAGACACCCCCGGCGGCCTGGCATCCGTCGAGGGGATCAATTTCTCGGCTCCGAGTGGAGGGAGCCTCAAGTAGGCCGGCGCGGCGAGGAGGCCGCGAACCGGAATCAATGCGTCAATGGAGGACGCACCGATGAAACTAGTTTACCAGAAAAGCCCCCTGCGCGTTGGACAAAAGCAGGGGCGCAGCAAGTGTGCCCCGGAGATCCGGAATGGATAAGTATCTCCGGCCCTATCTGCTTCACAACACCATGTCCGTCAACCGGCCGCTCCTTCAGGTCAAGGGGCTTTCGCTGGCTGCGAAGATGGTCTATACGGTGTTGTGCCGGGTGTCGAGCGGGAAGAATTACGCGTTCCCATCGGTGGCTACCTTGTGCGAAGAACTTGCCATCTCGCGCGATATCGTCATCTCGGCATTGAAGGACCTGGTTGCATACGGGTTCCTGGAACGCAGGCGGCGCGGTCAGGGGCAGACGAACATCTACTATTTTCTGAATCACCCGATCTTCCAGGGATTCAGTTGTGACACACCTGATGAGCCCCCGGAAAAACAGGGCGGAGAACAGGAAGATGCGCAGAATGAAGCACTTGCCCAGAAGTCGGGAAATCCAACTTCTAGAAGTCGGGAAAGTCGATTTCTAGAAGTTGAGAAAGCCGATTTCAAGGAGTCGGGAAAGCCGATTTCTAGAAGTCGAGAAAGCCGACCCGTAGTTTTAGAGAGTAGTTTACGAGGAAGACTTAACGGACGGAGCGACCGTTCGTCCGGCTCCTCTGAGGAGGAAAAAACAACGCCGCCGACGAACGAACCTGGCGGCGAATACTTCGAGGGCGTGCGCAATCTGCTGACGGCGTACATGGAGGGGGTGCTTGACGAGCCCGCGGACGACGTAATCGTGCGGAAAACGATAGCGGCAGCACGCGGGGCGTCCCTCGACACACTCCAGCGGTTTTACCGATCGCTGTACCAGAACGACCAAGCACCGAAGAACCCGAACGGACCCCGGAAGTACAGTTGGTTCCCCGTAGTGACGAGGAAGCACTTCGAGGCCCCCGCGAATCCGCCCGTCGCCCACCCGCAAACGGCAACGCGGCACAAGACCCATCCCCGATCCGGCGCAGGGCTCACGCTCGCCGGGAACAACTCGCTGATAGCGGAACTGGCGAGCCAAAGCGATACGACAGCTTAAAAGAGTTTTACGAACTTGTTTGGTGACGCAGTAATTGTAGAGGGAGACGAATGAAATCTCGCATTCCGTGGACAGAACAGACGTGGAATCCATTCGAGGGCTGCACACACGCAACGGACGGGTGCGCACATTGTTGTGCGGAGCGGTTTGCCGGCCGGTTTTGCGGCACAGGAGGCATCACGGAAGGGCTGGCGGTATCTACGCCGGACGGCGCGCGCTGGACGGGCAACGTTCGTGTGATGACCAACCGGCTCGACCAGCCGCGGCGCAATAAACAACCGACAGTGTATTTCGTCAACTCAAGGTCGGACACTTTCCACAAGGGTTTTTCAGTGGATCAAATCCTCGGGTTGTTCGACACGATGAGGGAGTGCCCACAACACGTTTTCATCATCCTCACGAAGCGCGTGCAGCGGTTGCTCTCCGTGCTGTACGGGCCGGAGGGCGGCCATTACCTCGGCAGCAACGACAGCATATCGAACGTCTGGCTGGGCGCCTCACTCTCGCGCCAGCGCGACGTAGACTCGATGCTCCCGGTATTGTTCGCGTGCGGCCCCGGCTGGCATTACCTCGTCAGCGTGGAGCCGATGCTCGAAGCGCTCGACTTCACGCCCCCGGAGTTTCGGGGCATGGGGACGAATCGCAATCTTTGGCTGCGGTTCCTTGATTGGGCGATCTGCAGTGGGGAGACTGGGAAGGATTCACGGCCGATGCACCCGCAGTGGGCGCGTGACTTCCGCGATGCCTGCCTCAATCGCACCGATGCGTGGCGGCCCTGGCCGCTGCCGTTTTTCTTCAAGTCGTGGGGCGACTGGAAACCGTCGCGACTATTCGGCCACAAGTCGATAAACCTGTACCGAGACGGAACAAGTATGGAAGTCCGGTGCCGGCGTCTCGACATTGCCGAAGAGCCCGTCCAGATGACCCGGCACCCGAAGGACCGAGATTGTTTCTTGGATGGGAAAAAGTATTTGCAATTTCCCTGTTTCAAGGACGGTGATCCGCCAGCCGCCACGAAGATGGCCGCCAGGATGTATGCAAAGGCCCTGGAACCATTCGCGGAGGCGGCCTGTGCGTAGCCAAGCCTTGTGTGATTCAACGGCCGCAGTGCGGCGGGAAGTCACCCTAATCAACGAGCATCTATCTGGTGCGGACATGATCTTGCAGGAGCGGGCCCGGCAACTCGGCATCGAGGGATGGACGCCAGAACATGACGCCCATTACAAGAACCACGAATTGATTTGGGCGGCGATATGCTACGCGTCCCCGGTGCTTTTGGACTTCTGGCCGTGGGCGAAGAAGTACGACAAACGGGCGAAGCATCCCCGCCTGCGGCAACTCGCGATAGCGGGCGCTCTGATCGCCGCGGAAATAGACCGGCTGAAGGCGGAAGGCGTAACGGCCTGAAGCGTTGAGATGGGCGGGCACGGAAAGCGTCCGCCCATTCTCATGGGTTCACCTGGAGGCCCAGACGGTCGCAGGGCGCGTCTTCCAGGTTCTGTTTGACCCCAAGATAGCGCATCGTGGTTGCGATGTCCTGGTGCCCCAGGGAAAGTTGGATCTGCTCAAGCGGCGAACCGCCCTTGTGGCAGAGTTTCGCGAAGGTGCGCCGGAGGTCGTGCGGTGCAGCGATCACGCCAGCCTTCGCGGTGTAGTATCCGAGCAGATCGTAGACGGTCTGATCTGTCATGCGGTCACCGATGAGTTTGCCGGCCTTGTTCAACGGACGGAAGACGCACCCGTCTTGGATCCCGGCCGCGTGCGCCCAGGTGTCGATAAGCGATTTCGCCCAACCGGGCATCGGGACAGTCCGGACATGACCCGACTTGCCCACAATGTCGATCAGCGCCCACCTGCCATCGCGCTGTTGGATACGGTCCATCCCCAGGTTTGCGGCCTCGTCACGACGTAGGCCGGTCCCGATGAGAAGGCCGAGCAGCGCGCGGTCGCGCTTCCCCTTCAGCGTGCTGGCGTCCGGGAGACCGATCAACTTCTCGGCTTCCTCGCGTGTCAACCAACGGCCCGTACGCTGGCCCACGATGCGCGCGCCCTTCACACGGCCGATCCCGGCGGCAAGCTCCGGCGACATGAGACCGTTGTCGGCGGCCTCGGCTGCCAGGCGGCGGATCGCGGTCATGCGGACGTTGATGGTCGAAGGGGCGTAACCCTTGGCGTCAAGGGTAGAACGGTAGCCCTGCACGGCGGCCTTGGTGAAGCCGCGGTGTGGTTGCGTTGCGTACCAGTCTAAGAAGTCCTGAAGTGCCCTGTCGTAAGCGCGCTTCGAGTTCCGCGCGGCAACGGTGTCGAGCACCAGCAGTTTAAGCTGGCCGAGCCCGTCGTGATGTTGCGGGACAAGAGCGTTCATAACCCCATTTTAAGCGGAAAACAACGAGGAAAATCTGAAATGTTTGGTGACTCAGTGAGTGGAGCGGCGCCCCAAGCGGCAGCCGCAGAGCCCCATCCGATCAATCCGGAATGGGCAAAGGAACGGTGTTGGAAGATCGCAAGCAAACTCCCGGCGCGGGTGATTCTGTCGGGAAAGGAAATCTACTGGGGGCCAATGACGATTTCCTATGGAGTTTATCGGAAGATGCTCCAGGTAGTGCAGGAGGGTTGGTTCAGCAAGAAACTGCCCCCGAGTATGGGCTCCAGTTACTCGTTCCGGAACGGCTGCGGACGGTTCTGGTTCGAGAAGAAAGCGTATGCCCAAGCGCACTTCGACGCGCTGAAGACGGCGGGGGTGGTCGAGTGAACGACATACTGAGCCGGCTATTGCGAGCCCACCAACGTATCGCCCATTCCGAGCGGCGCATCGGCGACCTGCTCAGCGATATGAACATGGCCTCAATCGAAATCCTGGGCGGGGCGCCCGACAGGGCGGTACGCCGTCTCGATGGCGCACAGTCCGACTGGGCGAGCGACGGCACGATCTGGGACACGCAGACTTCCGCCGGGGCGTTTAACGCTGCCGTTGAAGCTCTGGAGAGCGCGTTCCTGAACTGCATTGTTGCCGAGAACGCGTTCCAGTCGTGCCGCTGCGCATTGTTGGCCGGCCGCGCAAGGCACCTGCAACACGCGATTCAAACGGAGACGCTGGACCACCTGATACTTCCGCGCGATGGAAGCAACGTCCCGGAGGAAATCCGCGGTGAGGTACTCGCGGCGTTGGCGGACATCGGGCCTGAGCCTACCGACCTGTATTCTGCTGCGCACAAGTTCGTGGCCGCTTCCGCCGCTCAGGCCACCGCGCCGGCCGCCACGCCGGATGATCGGACGCGAGACGAGGCGGCGGATAGTTTGGGCCGCTATAGGCGCCAGTTTGGGCCGAAGGACTGATGATGCACCACTACACGAGAATCGCGGTGGTCTGCCCGTATTGCGGCAAGCCTGCGTCGTTGGTTGTCGGCCGTGTGATTTACCCGCATCGCAGCGATCTAGCTGACAAACCCGTCTGGGCCTGTTTGCCTTGCGGCGCGTGGGTCGGATGCCATCCCGGAACCAAGCGGCCACTCGGACGCCTCGCCGATGCGGACCTACGCAAAGCGAAGATGGCCGCGCACGCGGCGTTCGATCCGTTGTGGCGGTCGGGCGAGATGCGCCGCAAGGCGGCCTATGCGTGGCTGGCGAAACAACTCGGGATCACTGGGAAAGAAGCCCATATCGGAATGTTCGACCTCGCCACGTGTCGGCGAGTAGTTGAGACTTGCGAGGCGAGAATCCGCCAAACGCGCGAGGAGGGAGAAATAGAACATGGCTGACCTCGGCTACTTCATTCCGGGGAGTGGTGAAGGGTTCCGCGGCCCAATGGGTTGCGACCTCGAGGAATTGGACTTCGAGGAACACGGCGAGCACCGCTGTCGGCGGTTCGCGGAACTTGCCGCGGAGATCGCGGCCGAACCGCCGGAGAGAATCATCCATCGAGCGCCCCGAGAGACGGAGCCGGCGGGACTGTGCGCTATCGAAGGGTGTGACCGGCTGGGGACGCGGCACGGGTTGTGCTTGATGCACTACCAGCGGCAAAAGCGCGGCGTGCCGATGGAGGGGCGCCATTGCCCCGTCTGTGGAGTGCCGACGCGTAAGGGCCGTTGCCCGGCGCATTCATTGGCGCACAAACGCGCGCTCTGCGCCGAGTGGCATCACCGCAACGGAGCCGCGAAAGGAAAAGAAATCGAGAGGGGATGAATCCATGAATACTGAACAAAGCGTTGGCGGTTCTTACCGCCGTTTCGTTGGAAGGAACCTTGACAGCCCGGGCCTGACTGTTGAGTACATCAAGCGCCCGGCGACCTGTAAGCGGAAGGCCTGCGGCAAGCGGTTCTTGAAGACGAGCCCACGGCATGAGTATTGCTGCCGCGCGTGCAGGAAAGCGGCCGAATGCGAGCGGGCGCAGCGGAGCAAACGGTGAGCGCGGCGCTGAAGTTCGGGGACTCGGCGAAAAAGAAACGCCACCAGGAAACCAAGGAACCGCACGCGTGGAACTGGTCACCATTCCCCAAGGGGATCATAGGCAAGACGCTGTACGCGAAAGACCAAGCGGAGAAAATATGGAACGGGCTCGCGGAACTGGCGCGCGAGTGGGGAGTAGCCGACCGCCTGGCGGCCGACTTTGCGGGGATGAAGGATGAGTGCAAGGCGGGAGAGTTTGAAACCGCCCAATGCTACTATTACCGAATCCAGGCCGGCCTGTTACGGGAGAGCGTTGCCCGCTATGGACTCGGGGAAGAGGGAAAGGTGGCTTGAGGGCATGCGGAAAATCAAACGGCCAACGGCCTACGAGACGACGTGCGTTTACCACGGCCGCCCGCTGGTGGTAGTCAAGTATCCGGATCACCTGGAGATCCGAGAGAAGCACCGGCGCCGCAAGAACGCCGTGCGCGTGCCGTACCTGGCGGTGTTCGAGACGGGCGGCGGTATCGCGTGGTTGACCGGCGAACAACCGCCGGCACCGGCGCGGCCGATCCCGGCGGCGACCAAGGCGGAAGTCTTGGCCGCAATCAATGAAGCGCTGGACCGCGCGGAGGCCTCCCCAAAACATCGTTGGTACAACACGCCAAAGCAGACCTGGCGCGCGGCGGTTTCGTGGATGAAAGACGATCTGATAGACGCTATCGAGCGGTTGTACAAGGAGGAGAATCTTGACGAGCCTACAGCGTAACGCCATCCTGGCGATCGCATTCGCGGCGTCTGCATACCTATTGGCCGGCGCCCGCGGCCCGCGCGAAATCTACATGGCGCGGGTTGTGGCGGTAGCGGACGGCGACACCGTAACGGTGCTCAAGGGCCTGGCCCAGATCAAGGTGCGGCTCTGGGGGATTGACTGCCCAGAGAAGCGCCAGGCGTTCGGTGATCGGGCAAAACGGTTCACGGGTGATCTTGCATTTGGGAAGGTGGTAACGGTCGCCGCCTACAACGGGGACCGCTACGGCCGGACGGTCGCGGAGATCACATTGCCGGACGGTCGGAACCTCAACCGGGAACTGGTGCGGGCGGGACTCGCCTGGTGGTATCAGCGCTACGCCCCACGCGCGCGCGATTACTCGGACCTCGAGGCGGAAGCGCGCGCGGCGCGGCGCGGGTTATGGGCCGATCCGGCGCCAGTGGCCCCCTGGGACTTCCGGAGAGCCAGGCGGTCGTCTACCGGGGCGGCCAGCGCAGCGTATCCTCCCCGCTGAGGAATACCCCGTCCTCTTCACTGGTATAGAGCGCGGGGCGTTCATCAGGTCTAAAGGACCACTCGTAACGCCCGGCCTCCCAAGTGCCGTCAGCCTTCAGGCGTTCGAGCACCGTGCCAGCGTGAACTGGCTCGCCGTCCAGGTAATGGCGGAGCCCGCCGTCCTCTTGTTGCACTTCGAGCGGTCCCATGCGGTCGATTCTACCTCAAAGCACCTTCACAGCCGGTCGCCCCGGCTTCATGTTCAAGTGGGGCGGGTGATCTTCTATAAGTGTCTTTATCATAGATAATCTCCCGCCCCTTTCCCAACGTTGTTGCGCGGTCACGTCATAACATAATGAAAGGAGCGGAACTCCATGCAGTCTGACGGTAATACTGAAAACAAAGAACTTTCACCCTCGAAGGATGAACTGAGTAAACCTTATGCCGAGTGGCCCTACTTCGCAAAGGCGCTCGCCAGGGTAGAGGAGTGCTGGGCCGATACCTGGAGCCTCATCAACGCGGGCGGCCTGGTGCAACACCAAACTGAACTGGCTCGCCTCTTGGCAGACTTCGCTGATGATATGGCAACGGAGGAGACGGGGTGTCTGCGGGTAGAGAACGAACGGTTGACTAGGTGGAAGAAGTTGATAGAGGCGTGTCCCGAGGGCGCGCGGGCGATCACGATAGATCGGTTCCTTCAGACCGAGCGTATGCAACCGATCTTGCTGGAGTGGAAGAAGAGGGTAGCGCGGTTGACAGAGGTGATCGACTCCGCCTTGGACGCGATGTTCAAGATGGGGAACCGGCTAAACCTGTCGGCGGTCGAGTTGAAGGCGGCTTACCCGGCGATAGAATCGGCGCGTGTGGCGCTGGAAGGCGCATGGAGCAGGTCCGAAGTGGTTGTAGTGCAGTCCGAGGTTGATCGGCTGAGGCGCGTGCTGAAGCGTATAGCCGGCACAGAGGATCCCGAACGGGTGCCGCGTCTGCAAGACGCCGTCACCTTGCGGGAACTCGCCGCGGCGGCCCTGCGCGGGGAGGAGGCCCCCGAGAATGGCGACTGAACTACTTCCCCGCCCCGGCCGGGATCCCAGTCGAGTGCCACGCTGGACGATCTGCAATCCTCCGGAGACTACGGAACTTATGTTCGACCCAGGCGACCACTTCCGGATTGATTGGGACAGTCTGGACACGGGCGGAATCGTCCTGACCGTAAGTCGGAAGGACGCCCAGGTTCCGCCGTTGGACCGCATGCTGCGCGACCGAATAACGCGCTTAGGAAAACGCATCAGTGATCTCGAAGCGCAACTCGCCACGGCGACGTATGAAACCGAAATGGCTCGCGAAGCCTTGCGCGCGCGAGCGGGCCGTGAAGCGGCCGACATGCAGTCAGCCAACGCTGTCGTATGGAGGAAGCGGGCGAAACTGGAGCACGTCGTGGACCGGATCCTCCGTCAGTATGAGCGGCCAGGCGATCCGATGGGCGACCGGGCGGACGTGCTGAAAGCCATCGTGCAACGCCTCGGCAAAGGATCGGAAGCGGACAATCCGGACATGGCCGGAAGCGTCCGGGAGGAGGGTTCTCACGATGGCACGGCCGGTTGAGTGGACGCAACGCCTGGCCCAGATCAACATGGCGTTGGAAGGGATACCGATTGAGCAACTGGACCGCCGCTGCGTCGAGTCGATATTCGGCGTGAGCGCGTCCCAGGCGTTGCGGATCATGCGCCAGGTCGGAGGCTACAAGTATGGAAAGAGCTTCGTGGTGGACCGGCGGAAGTTGATTCAGTGGGCGAACCGGAAAGGGGAAGACCCGGACGTGGGCAGGGAGCGGCACCGGTTTGTGAAGGTGACGGACTCGCTGGAGAAGATCCGTGATGACTGGGAGGCGCGCCGGCACACGTTCCGGGTGGAGAAGGCAGCGGAATACCGCGGGATGGACGAATTGCCAGAAGGGGTAAAGCTGGGGAAGGGAAGTCTACTGATCGAGTTCGCGAACGCCGAAGACTTGATGCAAAAACTATACGCTCTGGGGAAGGCGATGGCGCATGACTTCGAGACGTTCGAGAAGATTTGCAGAGGGTAGGGAGGACGAATCGGGACCGTTCCGGACATGGGCCGAAGCGGTCCCGATTGAGGGGCTAACGGAGGATCTTCGCAAAGACGGCTGCACCGATCACGCTAACGAGCGCGGAGACGATGCCAGAGATTACGACGATAACCCGCCACGACCCCTTCCTGCGGCCGGTTTCTGTGGCTGCTGCGATCCGTTGTTCTTGTAGCGCCTTCTCGTGTTCGGCCACCTTGCCGTTGGTGGAATCGACGCGTTGGAGGATTACTTCCTGCTTCGCTTCGATGCGGGCAAGGCGTTCGATCAGGTGCAATTCAAAGTTGGTGTAGGTGGATTCGCCGGATTCGGCGGTGAGGTCGCCCATCTTACGCCGCCGTCTTCATCGCTTCCGTCGACTCGCAGAGGACCATGCCACCCCACATGATCGCTGCTGCGTCGTCGTCGCCGTCGTCGGGGACCTGGCCCTTGAGCTTTCCTATCAACTTGAAGGCGTGGTCGATGACGTGGTTCGCGCGTTCGATAGCGTAAGCAACGTCTCCGATGCCTTCGCGCCATTGGTCGGAATCCTTGTACTTCGTGGCGCCCTCGGCGGCGCGGGCGGTGAGCCTCCGCAGGGCGGTGTAAGGAATCGAATCGAACGACGGCGCGGGAGACGATAGCGCCCCGCACCCGAGGCGGAATTGCCCGCCTTCGGTCTTGTCTGGACACGTCCGCGGCGTGGCCGAAACTGCTTTGTGCAGCATGTTGTGTGTCACCTTTCCGGCGCCTAAGCGCCAACCCTCCGGCTCCCGACTTCAAGCCAGGTCTGTGAACACCAGTGCCCGAGCAGAGAGCCAGCCACGGTAAAGACGGTGTAGAAGACGGCGATACCGGCGGCTTTCAATTTGTCGGCGCGGGTCTTGTGGTCTTTCCGCAGTACCTTCATAAACGAATCAAGCAGGATGATCTGGGAGATGATCCAAATGCCGTTGGAGAAGACGGCCGCCAGCGCGTGATACTCGAGCGAGCCGGAATTGCGGGCGCGGCTGACTACGGTAAACGAGAGGTTCTGGACGATCAGGAGCGCGGCCCAGAGAAACCACTTCACGTAGGTGCTCATGCGGCGAGCGGCCCCTTCTCCTGAAGCCAGCGCGTGGCGGCTTCGGGTACGGTCGGCAGTCTGCCGGCCCACTTGTCGAGTTCTTCTTCGTTGGCGTATTGATTGCCGAAGCCTTCGATCTTCCGGTGATCGACTATAAGCTGAACCCGGCCGTTGCTGCGCATCTCGGCCCGCAGGGTGATGCAGAGATGTTCGGGAAGGATCGGCGGGTACATCTTGTCTTCGGCGTAGCCGGAACGCGAGTCGTAAGCGGAACCGCAGAGGAATGCCCGCTGCGTGCGCCACTTGATCGTGCGCTCGCGCGCGTCCGTGAGCGCGAAGTGCCGCGGGCAGATGATCTCACCGCAAGCGTGGCTGTGCGCGGTGAGGACCAGGTCGGACACTACGAACTGTTCCGGCTTGAGCGCGGCGTTGGTCTTGCCCCCGGCGGTGACGGCTGCCGTGGTGCCGTGGTGCGCGTAGAGCGAGACGTTCAGGCGCGCGGTCGAACTGGCGCGCAGGACGATATTGCCGAAGCAGGAAACGCCAAAGTAGGGCATGCCTACGAGCGCGCAGAGGGTTTCATCCCACCCGAGCCCGACTTCTTTGTCGATTCGGTTCCCGTGGTTGCCACGGATTCCGCCGATGGCCTTGTCACGGACGGGCTGCATGAGCGCGACGGCCACGCGGCGCTGGTCACCTGGGTTCAGGGTTTGCTCGTAGAGATTCCCCTTCGACGCCTTGATGACGCATTCGCCAGCGTCCCCCATGTAGAGCCACCTGGCAAGAGGATCGTCTCGAACTTGCCGGACGACTTCGGAGATGAAGTTCACCGATGACTGCTTGGCGCCGACGTGCCAGCAGACGAAGGGGTACAAATGGACTTCCGGCCCTGGAGCTTCGCACCGGAAATAGCGCAAGTAGACCTCCCTTGTGGACACGTCCGGAGCGTGTCCGGACATGCCCCAGACGTGATATTGAAAGGCAGACGCAGGGGCGCGATTGTGGCCCCTATTGCGAGACGACGATCATCCTCTGTGCGGGAAGACCGTACGTTACGTACAAGTGCGGTTGCTTGTTGCTGGAATGTTGCGTGTCGTAGGAGAACATGACGATGCGACACGCGCCATAACTGGCGGCCGGGGGCTGAGAACTCATGATCGCCGCCATGCGCAGGGCCGTGTAGCCAGTCGTGGATACATGGGTGTTGTTGGCGGCGTTAAGTGTAAAGGTGGCACTCCCGGCAGATGGAACTGTGGTACCCACGGCAGAATATGCTGACGACCCTGGAGAAGTAACGTAATCAGAGGAATCAATCGGCCAGATGGAAGGTTGCGCCCAATCTATCATGAAAGTGCAAGCGGAAGAGGTATAGGACGTATCCGTGTAAACTGCCAACTGCGCACCGGAAACGACGGCGTTGTCCGGGAGCGAAGACGTGTCCCACCTCGCCAAAGACTGATAACGGGTGCAAGTTCCAGTGGTATTGCATATGTCGGCCGACCACAGGTTGCCGTAGTCGTTGACTTCGTAAGTTGTGGTCGGAGGCCATGTTGTCCCCGATACGCCCACCTGCGCATCGTCGGCGCCGACTGCCGTCAACCAGCCCGCCGTAGGGTCAATGGTGTATGGAAACGCTCCTTTCGGGAACGCGGAATCGTCGCATGAGAAACTGATCGCACTGTCGGCCTGAGCCCACGCGGAGCAGGGAGTGATCGCACCGTCTGCACGCACCATTTGGGCGCGCGTGATCCGGTATCGTCCATCGGGAGAGGTCAGGTCACCCGTGGTGGCATCCGCCGCCAGGCCAGCCCCATCGTCGGCATAGGTGAACGTGTACGTCTGCGCGCCGCGCGCCGCCGCGACTTCGCTTCGCAGGTCCCAGCCAGTTCCCCGGACCTCAATCTCCCAGTCAAGCCCCTGCTGTTGGAACGTGAACACGGAAGCATGGTCAAGATCCGCCGAGGGCGTCACGAGCCGGAAACCTGCCACTGTGGCGCCCGCTGGTGCGACAGCAAAAGTCGTTGGAACCACCTCGGGCGCCTTGTACTCAAACGAGTCGAGAACCTTCACCGCCACCGGTGTACCGGAAGTCTCATATCCGTCTGGCGCGGCCACTACGGCAAGATCAGAGGCCTCGCCAACGTGTCCGATGACAGCGGTTCGCGTGCCGTCCGGCAGTGCGAAATGCACGGCCGTATTGTCTTGCTGCACCAGCACAGCGTCGGGGTGTTGGGCGAGGTAGTCGGCCTTGAGCGGGGAAGACTGCGAGTAAACGACTTGGCCCTGCCCGGCCGAGGGGATCTGGGCGAAGGCCGAGAGGGCCGTCAAGACGAAGGTTAGAAGCAGTTTTCGCATTAATTGTTCCCCGTGTATTTGATCGAAAACATGATCTTTTTGGCGGTTCCGGAGATGAATTGCACCCCTAGGTATCCGGACGTGGTGAGCGTGGAAGTAGAGAACGCCGTTGCCGCCGTGCTCCAGGCCGATGAACCGCACGTGAGATTGCTGCTGAGTGCGCTGGCGCCGCCGATCCGAACCTGGACCACCGCATCTGATGTGTCTGCCAAGCACCGGACGCTGACCAGCGTAACGGTGGAATTTTCCGGCGCCCAGATGCCGTCAATGGTGCGCAACGTCTGTGCTGTCGCCGGGTCTTCCCACCCGAAGTTTAGTTGGCGTGCCGGTTTGTTCTTGACCTGGCTACTCCAGTCGACCATGGTGGTCGAACCGGAAAGCGGGGCGCACAAAACGACGAATAAAATAGCAGATAGAATCCTTTTCATTGGATGACCTCCACGACATCGCCGGCAACGCAGCCGGCGTTGAACACCACGGACCCACTACTCACCGTGTAGTCGAAACTCACGCCTACTCGCTGCTTTACGCCATTCAGGAACACCCACGGAGCCGTGATGGTAAAGCCGGGGGTGAAGGTCGTCTGCGCAGCGGTGGCGGAGAAGAACGTATCTCCAACGGACCCGATACCACCCGCTGCGGGTGTGAACCACCACGTCGGCGAACTACTTGGTGTGTTGCCCTGGTTATTGTTCCGAAGCGAGTAATACGGGAAGTTGGACGCCGTTACCAGGTCACCCTGGCTATATGATGCGCCGGAGTCGTAGTCGCCTTTAGCGGTGTATCCGACGCCTTGCGCGCCCGTGGCTCCTGTCGCGCCTGTCGCGCCCGTCGCGCCGGCAGTACCCTTGACGTTGGCTACAGCGGTCCCCCAGGTGCCGGATGCCTTCGGCCCGTATACGTCGCAGGAAGCGGTGTCGAAATACATGTCCCCGTTGCTGCCGAGGGAATCAGCGGGGGCGCCAGGACCTGAGTGGATAGTCGGGCTGTAACCTGTCGCGCCTTGCGCGCCCGTGGCTCCTGTCGCGCCTGTCGCGCCAGCGGTGCCCACAAGCTGCTGATAAGCGGACGGCCACGCACCCGCAGCTTTGGGACCATACAGGCGAACGTCTGCCGAGGATACGGCGTAGATCCCCCAGTCCCCGTCATTCCCGGTGCTTGCCGTGGGCGCAGCGGTGAGCGTGCGAAGTGCCGGGTTTGTAATGAATACAGGGTCCATAGTGCTCCTAAGCTGCGACGGGATCGAGGCCCGCGGTACTCAACAGACTGATTGGTTCATCTACGAACGGCCCCGCAATTCCGAGCAACGGCCCGGAGCCGTCGATCAACTTCGACGCCGGATTGCCGGACTCCGCGAAGAACAACTCGAACGGCAGCGGTTTGGCGTCCACTTCCACTTTGGCCGCCATGAGCGTGCCGATTTCGACGTTGAAGTCGACCATGCGCTCGTGCGGAATCATCATCTGGAGATTCGCTAGAATCTTCGGGTCCGCGATCTCCTCCGGAGTCATCGGCTCGGCGCGTAGCGTTTCGTGCGTTCCGATGTTAACCAGGGTCTTGATGCCCGGCTCCGGATCATCCGGGCGCACGGTGACGCCGTATTTCTTGAGGATTTTCGTCCGTTCCAAGTCGGCCGCCGTGAACTCCGGCAGGATGCGGGCGGCCAGGCGGTTGATCCGATAGCCCGCCAGGGGATCCGCGTACCCGCTTAGGGCGCCCAAAGAATCGAGCGCCGGTTTCGCGGAAAGAAGTTGTGCGATTGTGATTTTCACTAGTCGTCCTTTTACGAATTGAGAAGCGCAATTTTGTAAGGGATGTTCCCCACGTTCACTATCAGGTAGTAACCGCTCGCGGCCCCGGCAGAAGATGCGGGCGAGTCACCAAAGAAATACACAGGTCCATCAACGGAGAGTGAGGTACAAGAAAACGTCCCCGTGAGGATAGAATTCCCCGCAATGTAAGTGCTTGTGCCGTTGCAGGTAAATATGGCCGCATTGGAGTAGCCAGCCCCCGAGCCAAGCTGGATTTTGCTGCTCGGCGCTATAATCTCGACGCCTGTGGAAAGAATGTTCACAGCCGACGCAGAACCGTAGGCCAACTGCAAAGAAGAAGCGGTGAGCGTCAGGCAGTTGGATCCTGCCACGACGACAATCCCGGTGGCCGCCAAAGTCAGGCTGCACGACGCCCCGTAGGTCAGGAAGATCCCCGTAGCGATGGTCTGAAGCGTATACGATCCACTAACGATGGTGAAACCGGAACTATTGAGCGTGGCCGAGGCAGCGGTGCCGTAGGCCATTTTGATCTGACTAGACGTGGCCGTGAGGGTGTAGGATCCGCTGACCGCCGTGAGTCCCGTTGACTGGAGTTGCAGGTATGGGTCCGTGGTCGAGCCGTTGACGTACCAGAGCGTTACGGCGCCGCTGGAGAGTGTCAGCGACCGGGATGATGCGTCCGCATAGAGCCCGATGCCTGTGCTCTGGATGACGACGTAGGGCGACGACGTGAGCCCGTTCGACCCTGACGCCACACCGTAGAGGTACAAGCCGGCGTTGGTGAGCGCTATGACGGGGTTCCCAGAGCCTCGACTCAGGTACACGTCGCCCGCGAAGATTGTCGTTCCGTAAATAAGCTTCGCCACGCCCACGTTCGCAACGTTACTGTCAACTACTGCGTTCGCTGCAAGCGCGCCATTGGCCGCGGTGACCGCGTTGGCAGCCATCGCGTTCGCGTACACGGTGGCGTTCTTGAGGAGCGTCCCGTCGAGCGTCGCAGGGTGATTGTCCGGCGCAAGGTCGAAATGATCCGCGCCGGCCCAGGCCGTCGTCTGCCGGACGACGGTCGAGTCCAGGGCACCGTTCTGCGTGGAGATGACGTACAGGGAGTAACGGAACGTCCGGCATGTAGCGCTGTTGGCCGGGTATACCCCGCTGGATTTCATCTCGGCCCCAGGAACAGTGAGCGTGTTCCAGCGCGTCGAACTGCTCATCTCGGCGGCATAGATCATGCGGCCGGTGTAGAAACTGGATTCGTTGGCTCCCTCCTTGTCTGCCGCTGGCGTCCAGATGGCCCCGTTCAGAGTGCCTTTCTGTACCGTGACGAAGATGCCCCGCGCGTATGCCGACGTTGGAAGGGTAAGGTGCAGGGCGTGCGGGCTCCAGGATTTCGTGCCGTCCGCGTTGACCGTGTAGTCGATGTATTGACCGTCTCCGTTGGCAACAAACTGCGCATCCGTTATCTCGGTAGCGGTCGCTTCGCCGACAGGCGTCGTGCTTCCAGAGGATGAGGAGGAGCCCTGAAACGAGGCCCCTGTATACGACAGGATGTGAACCGAGTTGTTCGCCATTAGTTGGTGCTCCCCATCGTGAATCCGTCACTTTTGAGCCGGAGGACTATGCTTGGAGCGCCGTCGAAATCCTCCCCGGAAGCAGGCAAAACAGTAACCGTGTTCGTATCAGTCGTATCCTTCCAAATCGTGCATCGGCGCCCAGCCCACAGGCGTTTTGCTAGGGCCTGGAGCACGATCGGTTTAGAAGAAGTGATGCAACGGATATTCTGGTCGCTTACCTTCTGCGTGTAATCGTCATAGATTGTGACTTCTGTTCCGGACTTGCCGGCAACGTGGATTTCGCGGAGCGGAGCGTTTACGGTATCGGCGCTCCCCTCGGAATTGCAGGCGAGAACCTGGATTACCCAAGTCTGCCCAGAGAGGTTGACCACGCTCGGTTGCGCCACGGTACCGACAATAGCCGCCGAATTCGCGAGCGCTTGGGTACCACTCTCCTGGGTCGTCTGCTGCGAAATGAACACGATCACGCTGGTAGAGTCCGGCCACACGTCCCACTTTTCAGAGAGCGTAACGGAATCGTCCGTGTTGCTTGCGATCTGCCGGAGTTGGCCGGCGCCTGTACCTTTCAGAACCCACGCGAAGTCCCCCTCGTTCTGCCCGGCCACCATGCCGTCAGGGTAAAAACTGTTTACCAGGGCATCGGTGAATCCATCCGCCGTGACAGAGGTCGGCTGCATCCGAACGAACACCAGGTCGCCCACGCCAACGATGGTCGCGAGGTCCGGCGGCTGGACGCCGAGCGAGTTCGGCCCGATGGTCAGGGTAGTTGAATCATTCGATGCGACCTTGAAGTCAACAAAATCCACATCGTCGGAATCGTTCGCCTTGCGCAGAACGCTCACGATACGCCCGGAGTAGGCGTTCGTCGCCATTCCGGTGACGTATTGCAATTTGATCGTGGTAGCCGTGACAGCCTCGACCGGCTGACCGGCAATACCACCCTTCGTCTCGCGGAAGGGGCACACCTCCAGGTGGTCGAGGCGCGAATCGGGTGCGCCTTCGGTCTGCGTGGTGAACGTGCTAAGAGAAGCCGAGGACTGCCCGCTTGTAAGCGCGGCCTGCCTATACCAAGGGCCATTCGCGCCGTTCCGCGAGGCATAGAGCGAACCGCCCGCGGAGCCTGTGCCCCAGGTGAGCGCGCACGAAATCTGCTGCCCGGCCGACACCGTAACACTTGTCGGCAAACCCAGCCCCGTCGTCCTACCGCCCGAATTCAGCGCAGTAGCAGCGACGTAATAGGTCCCGGCCTCCAGGCCCCCGCCAGATGCTGCTGAAGCCGTCACGGTGGGCGCAGCGATGGAAGAGAGCGCCGTAGGCGGCTCGGTCCCCTTGATCTTCACCGAGGCGATACCGGAACCATCGGCGGCCAGGTCGTACACTACCTGAACTCCGAATCCAGCCGGGCGCGCCGGGTAGGCGTCTCCGGATTTTACTGCCGCATAGGCAGGGGACCAGGGATAAGGCACGTTCGAGACGGCCGGCACACTGAGCGCGCGGTATGGTGACGGCGCGGAAGTGCCCGCGAGCCCCACGGCCTTAGTGAACACTCTCGACCTCGGAACAAGATACAGCAGCCCGGCTTGTTCGGAGTTGGTACGCGTAACGGTGACCTTCGCCGTGCCGTGGCGCGCGGTCGTTCCAGCGGCGGCCGTGGAGTCCCCGTTGTAATCGAAAGACCAGGACTCGGCTATCTGCCCGTCGCAGTCTTGATCCCAGAGCGCGCGCACGCCGGAGAACACGCCGAAGGTCGCCGGAGGATCGTACTCGACAAGAAACGTCGTGCTCGTGCCATCGTTCGTCTGCGTAACCTTGAACGCCTGCCCGTCAATGGGCTGCACGTCTCCGGGCACAAGACTCGTGACGCCTTCAACCGGGACCGTGGTAGGCGTCACATCGGGCGGCTTAGGCCCGATGGTGTAGTCATACATGCTGTCGGTTGTGGTCGTGCCCGAAATTTCCACGGACCAATCGGGATTCAACCTCCAGGACGTGATACGGAACTCGCCAGTGCCGTTCGGCATGTCGGGGTGAGTCAGCGAGGAGCACTGGCCGACTTCGGAATGCAGGCCCAGGATCGTCGTCTTGAAAGTGATCTTGCGCGCGGCGGCCCACTCTGCGGCGGTGATTCCGCCCAACTCCTCACGTAGCCGCGTGATGATGATGCGCGCGACCTGAGAACGGGTCGAGGCACCGCAGAAGTTCATCTCGCCCTGCGTGTAGACGGGCGTATTGCTGCCGCCGGCCACGGCGAGCGCGTAGTCTTCGTCCTGAATCGGGAGGTTGTCATTCTTCCATTCGGACTTGTAGGTGCCGTCCGACTGGTAAACCTGATATTCGGAGTTCGAGAAGTTCCCGACGAGGCGGTTGAATGCCGGATGGAAAGGCTCAAGAGAAAGCGAGTTGGCAATGATGTTGCCGGTGGTGTACGCCTCTACTGCGGAGGAGTTCTCGCGAATCCCGATCTTGAGTTTGTGGTTCGAGAAAGTGAACCAGCCCAGCGCGTTGTTGAGGATGTCCTGCAGCCACTCCCTCAGCGGCTTTTGGTCACGGATGATCCCGGAAAACACGAACTGCGTTTCCGTGCCCGTGCCGAAAATCCGGGTGACGGTCATGTTGCAGATCGACGCGGCGTCGTGACAAGCCTTGACGACGAAGGCCGCCTCTTGATCTGCCGCGGACGCGCGCCAGAGCCCCCGACTGCGGAGAAAAGCGTTTACCGCAATCCAGACGGGGTTTGTCTGACATGCGGCCCACTGGCGGGTGAGTGTATCGTCCCAATACCAACCGCCGAGGCCTGCATCAACCGTGCAGACCATCGTGTGCGTGGTGATCTCGGCGAGTTGAAGCCCCGCCGCATCGCTGCGACGGATCTCAAGGAACGCAGTCCCGCCAGCGAATACGTCGGCATACATGTTGCCGTCGATGTACGCTTTGGTCCAGTCGCTGCCGCGCTGGTCGCCTACTTGGCCGAGCGAGAAGTAGTGATCCGCCGTCGCGGGGAAGACGCCCGAAGACTGGAGGGCCGGGTCGGGGCCGGTCGAATGGCGAATGCCCTTGGGGTACGGGCCATGCGCGTAGGAACCGTCCAGCGTGTGCTGCGTATAGTCGCCGTGGATGTGGCTGATGGGACCTTCACAGACGACGCCAAGCCCGATGTAGAAGTCGTTTTCTTCGCGGCCGGCGGCGAGCAGGCAGGGAACCGGCAGCGCAATCCCGGTGTAGACCTCGGGGATGATTTCCGAATAGATCGAGTCATTGATGAGACTCGTTGAAGTGAGGCGAACGCCGCCCGAGGAGCCGGTGAACTTGATGTTCACGCCCTGCGTCTCGGTCTGGATACCGCCAAACGCGCGTTTCGCGTTCGGGCACGCGGTCCCGGAGTGCGCCAGACAACCGTTCGCGGTGTTGTAGCCCTTGTCACAAGTGGCCGCGTTGGCAGACGCGAAATGAACAAGGTCGAGGCCTGCGGAGTCGCCCTTACAAGCGATACAGCCGGTGGCCGCATTTCCGTAGACCTTGCCACAGACGCGCGAGGCCTTGCGCATCGGGTACAGCAGTTTCAACTCGTAGGCCGGATCACCAACGACAAGAGAAAACGTGTCGGTTGAAGCGCCGGTCCAGGTGGTCACGTCGCCGCCCCAGATATCGAGCTTGATCCCGGTGCCGACGTGATACAGCGAGAACGACACGGTAGCGCGGTCGAGGTTGACGGCGTTCGCTAACGCGGTCATCACGCGATCTGCGTTTCCGAGGCGGAAGGTGGCCGTATCGGAGGATGAGTTTTCCTGGTTCGAGCTAAGGGCCTGCGAAATCCCGTCCCAGTCAATCAGGCGCGACTGGTAGAGTTGACCGCCAACGGTGCAGCGGCGATCCGACAGATAGATATTGTCGGTGACGGCCGAGTCCTTCACCTTGATGTGGACCAGCGGAATAATCTCTTGAGCCTGCCCGGTCATCGCGGAAGCAAGGTCACCGGACGGAAAGCGATCTTGCGTGGAGTTGACGGCGTAGACGGGGAAGCCGCCCGTCTTGACCTCAACGAGCTTCAAACCGGACGTAGCGAGCGCGTTCGCGGCGTATTCCCAGGAGAGCGCGGCATTCTCAAACGTGACGGTGTAGGCGGTCGTTCCGGCGCCGCTTTCGTCCGGCCAGTTTAGAACGAACGGCTGGCTGGAACCCTTACGAACTACCCAAAAATCACGCAGGGCGGCGCGGCGTTTCGGAGTCAAGCGGACGCGAACGCTGAAGACGCGAGCGCCCGAGCCCATGACAAATCGCTGGCTGATCTTGCGATTCGCGGCGCGGTTCTCGATGACGTGTTCAACGGTGGGGATCTCGTGGACATACGACAGTCCCCATTCCGGAACAAGCGGGAACGTCCCCGAGACGGACACTTCGGGCACAGGGATACTACCGAGGTAATCAGGCATGGAGAGCGCTTATGAGATTTCTATGAGGGACAGGTTCACCTGGCCGCGAGCGACGTTGATCGTCTCCGCCCAGGGCGAATTGAACTGGACCGGATGTTGAATACCGTCCGGCCCAGTAAAAAAGAACGGGACCGTCGTGCCGTGCGCTTCATAGAACGTCCGGAGCGTCGCGAGTATTGTCGGCCGCAACTTGAGCGTCACGGAATAGGCCACGCGGTCAGTTGAGACGAGCGCGTTTGACTGAAGCTCGCCATTGCGGTAGCGGGTTTCTTCGACAACCCAGGAATGCGATTCGATAACCGAAGCGCAGAGAAGGGAAGGGAAGGAATCCGCTACCGTCGCGACAGCAATAGAACCGGGCATTACGAGATCACCGTAGAGGGCGACAGGGCAGAGGTTCGCAAGCTGTTGCGGCTCTTGCTGGCCGCGAGGCCCTTCGCCGTCACCACTTGGCCGTTGGAAGCCATGATCTGCGCAATTGGCGTGCTGTCAAGGTTCACGGTGATAGCCTGGTTGCTGCTGCCCCCGCTTGTCGCCCCGAACGTAGTCACGCCGCCGGAATACCCACTCGACGCCGTGGCGAGGCTGGAAGCGTAAGCGTTCGCCTTGCCGTTCGCGCCGAAGGCGTTTTGGTAGACCGACCCACCGGATTCTGACATCGACGCAGCGCCTACCTGATCCGTCCAGATGTTGCTGGTGCCGGACTTGATCGTCTGCGAGTAAAGCTGCACGATGTCTCGAACCTGAGCGGATCGAATCGCCAGGTCCATGTCACCGCCGTAAGACTGTTTTGCGATCTGGACGATTTGCTGCAAGACGCCCTTGTCTTTGATGTCGACATGGTAGAGCGCCTTGATTTTGTCGTGCGCGTCATCCTGCGGGTTCTTCCCGCCGAACAACGTTCGCAGTCCGGCGGCCACCAGACCGACGCCGGCGCCGATGGCTGCACCGAGGGGACCGCCGAAGCGGGAGCCCACAATCGCGCCGCCGCCCGCGGCCATCATCATCCCGCTCAGCCCGCCTCGAGCGATGCCAGCCGCAGCGAGCCCCAGGCCTGCGCCGCCCAACAAGCCCAATTGCGTTCCGTGGATCATGAGTTGCGAGCCGAGCATCGCGCCGCCGCCGATGGATGACGTAAGATTCCCGGCGCCCTTACCGCCGCCCATGATGCCCTTTAGCATCAAGAGGCCGCCCGTCGTGGCAAGCATTTGCGGAAGCGCGGCCTGGAGGTTCTTCGCGGACAAACCGCCATTGAGGATCCCGGCCAGGCCGCCCGCCCCTGCGGTCTGCGACCCACCGCCGCCAAGCGCTGTTCCGCCCGCCGCCTGGCTCATCGGGATGTAACCACCGAGCCCGAGCGAAAGCATCTCGGCACTCGGGGCAGCGGTCGAACCGCCGCCGGCCGCGGAGAACACATAGGGACTGCCCGTACCGCCGCCCCAGCCGCCTCCGCCGAAGATGCCCCCGCCGCCGGATGAGCCGGAGCCTCTGCCAGAACCACCAGCGCCGAGCCCCAGGAGCCCGCCCAGGCTGCCGAATAGACTCCCCCCGCCGGATGCACGCCCTCCGCGCGAAGTCGCGCCAGCGGGCGCGGATTGGCCGTAAAGCAACTGCATGAGCATCGCGGCAATCTGCGAACTCATGATCTCCTTGATTGCCGTAAGCATCGCAACTTTGAAGAAGTTTGCGATGGAGCCGAGGACGGACTGAGACTTCGTGAACATCGAATCGAGCACGCCTTCGGCGGAAGATTTCAGCGAGTTGAAAGTTGACTGAATTTGATCCCGGACGACGGACGCCTGTTGAATGGTCCCGGCCATGCGGGCTTTGTCGGCGTCGGCGTCGGCCTTGTCTTCGACGGCCTGTTTCTCGACGCGGCGCGCTTCGTTGATGGCATCAAGCCGGGCGTCAAGTTCCGCGGACATCTCGGGGCGGGCGATCCGGAGCCAGGCCAGATACTCGGTTTCGGCGTTCTTGCGCCGGTCGATAGCAGCGATCTGAAGTTCTTCCTCCTTCCGGATGGCCTCGACTTCGATCTGCACTTCCTGGCCGGCGACGGCGAGTTTTTGCTGCACCGTGGTAGCGTTCACAAGCTGAAGCGATTGGAGGCGGGCGTCCTTCTCGCGCTGGACAGCGGAGATTTGCTCCGCGTACACCTTCTCGGCGGTTTCGTCTTCGAGCTTCAGCGTGTCGTCCTTGTAGTCACGAGACGCTTGCCACTGTTCCTCTGCCCGCTTTTCGGTGGACTCAAACCAGATGGTTTGCCCCTGCCGCTGATCGCCCCGTTTGTTGCTTACTGGCAGCGAGACGACGGACGCCTTGAATTCCGTGTTGCCGTAGATTTTGTTCAGTTCTTCGGCCACCTTCGGAAGCTCCTGCCTGGCCTTGACGATTTCCTTGTCGAGCAGGTGCGCGGTCGCGGCGTCGATTTCGCGGACGGCCTTCGTGGTCTTGCCGTACAGTTCCAGCATCTTCGTGCGGTCGATGAGCACCTTCGCGATACCGGAACTTTCTTGCGCCAACGAGTTCATGTAATACTCGTGCGCGGACTTCTCGGCGGACGCGATCTTCGCCGCGGCCTCTTGCTCCTTTTTCAGTTGCCCCGGAGTCTTGACGTGCGCGTGGTCGCCGGGGAACTCAGCAACGATCGGTTTGTCACCCTCGGTCCCCATGAGCCGGTTCCAGGAGGCCCCGTTCGCGTCGGCCACTTGACTACTGAAAATCCGTTGAATCTCGGCCTGGTTGAACCCGGACTTTTCGAGCTCGCCTTTCGATGCGCCGCGGCGCATCATCCCCAGGAGTTGCTGTTTCTTCTGCGCTTCAGCGACGGCGGCGTCCTGTTCACCCATTTTCTGGTAGCCCTGCCATACCAGGGTTCCCACGATGGCGGTGCCCATTATGGCTGCCGTGATCGGGTTCGCGGCAAGCGTGGTAATGAGGATCCTCAGGGCGTTCGTTACCAGTGTGATGTGGCTGAGGAGTTGACTCGTCACGAAGATCGCGGCAAGTTCGCCGACCATCTTCCCGACAAGCTGCAAGGATTCGGCGTGCCGGTTCGTCCAGTTGACGGCATCGCGCATGTCGGAGATGAACGACTCCAGCGTCGGCTGCAATGTTTCGCCGATCTGCTCCTGAAGTTCATGGAACTCGCGTTTCAGCGCGCCGGTCTGCGCTTCGGCCTTGTTGGCCTGGGAATTCCATGCGCCGGAGACGGTAGAGGCTTTGTCGAGCACCAGGTTGAAACGGAGTTGCGCCTTCTCGGTATCGGTGAGTTGGTAACCGAGTTTCTTTTCCGTCGCTGCGACTTTCTCGGTGAAGTTGACGTGGAGGTTGGCCTGCCGGAGCATCCTCTCCGTGCCAAACTCGGCAGAATTCACCATGACCTCGAACGCTTGGCCCGCGGTGAGGTCGGATTGTGCGGAGAGGTCCTTCGCCATTTTGGCGGCCACGATGGCTTTGCGTAGATCGAACTGCGAAACAATCATCCGCTGCACGACCCGCATTGCGTCTTCGTTGGAGTAGCCGAGATCATGAACGGCCTTGACCTGGGCCATCACGGCGTCGGTATTCAACCCGTTTGATCTCGCCATGCTGCGCGTGACAGCGTCCATCTTGTCAACGGACGCACCGGCCTGAAGACTTTGCATTGCCATCTGCTTCATCCACCCGAGAGCGCCTTCGATGGCATTGGAAAGCAGGTTTGCACTGGTTACTCCGGCGGTGAGTCCGGGGAGTATGCCGTCCATGCCGCGGTTGATCTGCCCCGATGCCTTGTCGGCGGAGTCGCCCATCCGGTCGAAGTTCTTTTCGGTGCGTTCCTGGCGCTGGTTTGCCTCGTCGCTGTCGAGAACGATTCGATAGGTGATTCGCTGATCCGGCATGGCGTTATAATCCCCTCTGGAATGGCTATTACGTGCAAGTCTTGCGGGCTGATTCGGCCCGATTCACAAACGGTCTGCGATTGTCAGGCGGCTGAGCCCAGACCCGAGATGAGCGCGGAAGCGAAAAAGAAGAACAGAACCCGACTGACGATCATCTGGGCGGTTCTATTGGTGTTGCTGTGGAACTATCACGAATACGTTTCGCCGAAGCCCAAACACGAACCCGATTGGGCCTACGCCGTGAAAGAGAGCGAACACCCGAATACTTACAGGTCGCTCAAGGCCGGGGTATGCGCGGCGGACAAGGAGAGCGCGGAAGCGTGGAGCGCCGCCCTTTCAAGGGACGACGGCCCGGCCCGTGGCGCTCTCCTGCGAGCGGGGAAGGTGCAACCCTTCCAGGTGGGCCTCCGGTATCGTGCAGCGAGCACGGGGGCTTTCTGGGCGACCATCGAAACGACGACCGGCGCTCAGTGCGTCGTGCCCGCCGAGTATGTCACGAAGTCGGAGTAGCGGGCATCTGCTCGCGCTCCCACTTGTCGCGTTCCTCGCGGACGATCCGGAGCGCGTTGAATTCCTCCATGTTCAGCACGGGAAGCTGGTCCCCGAGATGGAAGCGGAGCGCGCAGTCAATTTCTGATACGCGCGTCAAGAGGAACCCGGCGGCCGAATTCTGGATCGCAGCGTCGAGCGAGTTCAGCGGGCAATGGTCACACCGCATGATGTCGCCGTGCGCGTCCCGGAGCGCATGCCCCTCCCCGTCGTCGGGCGTGTCGGGGCACATCTCTGGATCGCACAATTCCTTCCGCCGGAAGTTCCAGTAAGCGAGAAAGCGGATTGTCGGCGGGTCCGGTATTACGAGCCCGCCTTCTGAAAACCCTCCTCGTCTTCAACGCTGCCAGTGTCGTTCTGCGCGTCCGAGAGTTGGATCAACTCGGTGATGACGGGCGCCTTGTGGACGGGCGGGATTTCCGTACCGTCGCTGTACCCCTCGGTGCTCTTAACGAGTTTGTCGTAGAGTTCGACGGCGGCCGTAATGTGGTAGCGCAACTCCTGCTGACCGTAGGGAAGGTCTACGACGGAGACGACGCCGCGGCGGTACTCGGCCATCTCGCGGAGCGTCGGGATGCGCAGGTGGTGAACGGTTTCGCCCTCCATCTGACCGAAGTAACGCCACTTCAGAGTGATGGCATAGCCGTCGCCCTCGCGTTCCGCCGTGATGACGGACGCGCTCTGAAGAATCCCAATGAAGCGTTCGGCCTCGTATTCGTCCATCTCGTCGCCGGAAACCTGGATCTTCTTAAAGAGTTCGGAGTCGGCCTTCGGGTTGCGGGAGATGTCGTTCCGCGTGCGCCGGCAGCCGAGGTCCTTTCGGATTGACTTCTGCGTGCGCATCCGTTCGAGCCATTCATCGGCGGTCGGCATACGAACCACGGCCTCTTTGGGCGGGTTCTGAACTGCAAGCGTGATTTCTTTTACGGCTCCGTAGAGCATTGATCGTCTCCTATGAAAAGTGGGATGGGCGGCGCAGTCGCGAGGGCCGCGCCGCGGTTGTGGTTGTTACGCTGCGGTGACGCAGATTCCGTTGACGCCCGTCTTGACGACAGCGGTAAACGGCGTTTTGGTCGTGTCGTCGTACTCAATGGCACAATCGACGTTGACCGTAACGATGTTGCTGGAGTCCGCTTCGTCCACGGTCTTGAAAGCGACCTTGGGGTAGGTAAGCAGAAGCGAGTTGTCGGCGCCATTGGAAACGCCGAGAGTCACCGCCCCGGTCGTCTGCGCCTTAAGCGAGGCGTACTCACTGGAGTTCTTGTTCAGACGGGCGCTGAACTTCAGCGACGGCGCGCGGGTGCCGATTTCAAGCCGGCCACGGATGGCGCCCGAAGTGGCGTCAGCGGTGGTCTGGAAGCCGGAGCCGGGGAAGAAACCGGCGTTCGCGTCAACGTTGTTGGTGAACCCGGCGGTGACGTTAAGGATGGTCTTATCGGCCACGTAGTCGTGACCGTTGACTACGAGCGTCATGCTGGAGCCCGGCAACGCGACCTCCGGCGTAAGCGAAGGCAACACGATGGCGGAAGGTTCGATGACCTTGCCGGAACCGATGATTTCCGCGGTGAGCGTCGCATTCGAGCGACCCGGCCCGGAGATGAGCGCCAACTCAAAACTGTTGATGACACAGCCGGACATCAGGCGGTCGATGATCTTGTTGGCGCCAGGGCGCAACTGCTCGATGTACGAGAAGTACGGCAGTTCAAGCTCGCTGGCGGCCGTCGACGGATCCAGCGGTTTGCAGGTGTAGGTATACGGCGCGGCGGTCCCGGTAGCGGTCACGTCGCCCAGGCAGAACGCCATTACCCAGGCTGCAAACTGGGAACTCAGGTACTTTTCGATCTTGAACGGGCCAACGTCCCAGTGACTCGGATACGTTGCGGTCGCAAACTCGTGGCCCTTGCCGATCTCGGAGGCGTCGTCCTCAGCGTTCAGCTTCGGGCTGGCGAGGTCGGTATTGAGCTTGTTCAACCGCCAGATTTCCGCGAGCGTGTTGGCCGTCGCGATGTCGGCCTGCTTCGTCTTCCCGAAGCCCACCAGTAGTTCGTTGATTCTCGCCATGCTTGTTATCCCCCGATCTCGGAAAGGTCAAAACGGACGTACCAATATTCCAGGCCGTCGTCTGCTACGGCCCGCTCTAAACTCACGTTTTCCATTGGGTCAAAGTTGTCGTGTATCGACGTGTCGAAGAAGCGGACTTCATCCTCTCCAGAAACGCCTTCCACGAAGTGGTGAAAGATCGTGCTGTAGGTGGTGATCTCGCCGTAGTCCTCCGTGGCAGCTTCCGCGCGCAAGTAGAGCGCGAAGTGCCAGCGCCAGCGGGTGTCAACGGTGATGTTCTGGAGGGTCAGGAGCATCGACGGCGCGTGCATCTGCTTGATGGCGTCGTCTATGCCGCGGGCCGGCGGCGAGCCCGTCTCGCCATAGGCGTAGATCGCGCTCGAGTTCTCGCCCATGTCGGTTACCAGGTCTGGGACGGCGCGCAACTTCGCGATAATGGCGTCGATGAGTTCTTGCGGTTCCGTCATGGTCTAGCCCCTCTCGATTCGCGCGTGGCCGTAGGCGCGCGTGTTGTTGTCTGGCGACACGTCGGGTTCCTCGTAGTCGAGGGCGATTCCGTCCATTTCTTCCTGGAAGGTCTGCTCGTAGTAAGCGGCCTTCTCGGCGGCCACGGCGTCATTGCGCCAAGCCATGTCCCGGAAGATGAGGGAGAGTTCGAGGAGCGCGGCGGCGTCGGCGAGTTGCGTAGGGGCCTGGAGGCCGTCAAGATCCATGTTGCGCGCGCGGAGAAGGTTAGCGATGCGGTGCTTTGCGATATCGCGCTTGCCGTCGTAGCAGGATTTACCGGAAGGCCCTACGATCTTTTTTGCGAGGTCCGGCATCCGGCTTTCGTACCGGGTCAGGTCGGAATCCTGCGCGAGTGTCGCGGTGCTCCAGTCCATCGGTTACCTCCTTCGTGGGTTGTGCCGGCGGCGCGGAGAGCATCCAGCCCTGCGAGCGGCGCCAGGCTTCATGTAGGCGTGGAACCCGCTGTGGCGTGATATCACCGGGCGGGTGCATCCAAATAAAAGCGTTCATCGGTAGTGGGTGGGCGGGGCCGCCCGCGAAAGAGAGCGGCCCCAGTGCGAAAACGGCGAGGGTCAGTAGATGATGCGGAAACCCTTACGAGCGTCCAGCGTCTTGACCCCGTACAGCATGTCGAGGCTGACGTAGGAGCGCTTGTCCTTGCCGGAATACCAGACGGCGGCACGGACGCCGATGCCGTTGTAGTTCATCACGGAGACTGCGGCGCCGGGGAAGCCCGGAGTGCGCAAAGGCCGCGAAACCAGCGCGAAGCACTGGCTATGGAACGCCAGGCAGTTCTTGTGGCTGGCGGTAATCACCACAGGGTCATCGACGGCGTACCCGCTCGCGGGAACTTCCGGAGCGATGGTCACGGGCGCGAGCGTGCCCGCGTCGGCCGTGGCGCCCGTCACGATGACGTGCGGGTTGCCCTTGATGGTGATGAGGTCACCGGGCACCAGGGTAAGGCCCTGAGTGATGCCCTTGATGACGACGGCCTGCTGGCCCGCGTCATGTGCGGTGGAACTGTAGGCGACGGCGGCGTTGATCTTGGCCGCGGCGGCCCCGGCAGCGGTCCCGGCGGTGTGGTCGGGCAGCATGTCGGCGTAGAAATACGTCTGGCCGAACTTGTCGCGCAGTTCGCCGGTGTTCTGCTGGCTGGCGTCGCCGGACACATACGCCTGGTAGAACACCTGGTTGAAGTAGTTATCAGCCTGGGCGCTCAGACCGACGTAGCGGCCGGTGCGGGGAATCATCAACTCGTTGAACTTCTGGCGAACGTCGGTGCCGATCTTCGCCACGTCGTTCAACGCGGTGCCGGGCGCGCCGAGGCGGTTGTACAAATCGCCGTACAGGCCCATGAGGGACGTTTCCACGTCCTCGGCCATCGCCTCACCGGCGTTCGGCAGAAACTCCTCGTAGACCCGTTTAATGGTCATCGAGTCGTCTTTGTCGCCGATCTCGAAGGTGATGCCCTTCCATTTGTCCATCTTCACCGCGACGTTGCGGGCCTTCGGCTTCTGAGAGGCGAAGTTATCGGGGTTCACGTCGTCGGCGGCGAATTTCTCCGTGATACGCGTATTGACGGTATCGCCGGAGTTCGCGACCACGTTGTCGAAGTCGCGGTAGACGAGCCCGGTCATGGTCAACCGGGGCCAAAGCTGAAGCAAAGTCTCCTGAGCCCAGAATTCGGGCTTATAGACATCCAGAATATCGGCCATTGAAGGCCTCCGAGAGTGGTGTTACGCGGACGTATCCGGTGCAGCCTTAACCCCGGCCGTGAGGGTGCAGCGTGGGAGTTTCAAACGGGCCGGTCCCGCTGTAAACCGACCCGATTTGAGGGGACTACGAGCGCTGGTTAGTGCTCGTAGTCGCGAACGTACTCGCCGCTCTTAAACTTCTCGGCGTTCTTCGCGTACCAACCCATGTCCTGCCACTGCGCGCGCGGGATCAGCGTAGCGCCGGTCTTCGTGCGCGGGCCGCCGCCTTGCGGCGTGCCACTTCCGGCCTGGCCTTGGGGTTTCACCAGTTCGGGATTCTCTGCGAGGAACTGTTTGATGAAATCGGCAAGCGGAGTTTCAACGTCGTTGCCGTACTTGTCTTTCGAAGCAATAACGTAGCCGCCGCCTTCCTTCGCGCTCACGACGCCCATCAGGTGAACGTAATCACGCGAGGGTTTCACGGCGCCGGCATCGGCGAGCGCGGTTTTGATCGCGTCGGCCTTCGCCTGCGTGGCGGCCCTTTCGGCGTTGTCGCGAGCTTCTTTGTCCTTGGCGTCGAGGGCCTTCCGGACCTTCGCGAGTTCGTCGGTGAGCTTTGCTACCTGCGGGTCCGGCTTCGGCTCGCCGCCGGCCTGGGGCTCCGGCTTCTGCGGCGCGGCAGCTTTGACGGCGTACTTGCCGTCCTCGCCCTTCGCGAGCAGGCCGATTTCGACCAGCGTGTCGAGCGAGAGCGTGCGTTTGCTGATATCGGTAACCGTGCTTTCTATACCGCGGAGCTTCGCGGCCGTCTTACCGAACGTCTCGACATCGACAAACTTCGTCGGGTCGAAGGCCGGAGGTTTGTCGCCTTCGCCTGCATCACCGCCAGCGTCACCGGCGGCGCCCGCGCGCGGCGCAGAATACGTGACAGCCCGAGCGGGCGAGTGAGTCTCGAAACGAAACATGCGTTCTCCTTGAGGAGTGGTTTTGACTACTAAAAAAGTTGTTTGACGACGTTGTCCAGGATCAGCCCTTCGATCATCGCCGTGACCGGCGGAACATCGGAACTGGGCGCGAGAGCGAACCAGGGCGAACGTTCCTGGTTACCCATCGCCTTCAGCATTTCCTGTTCGCGTGTGAAACCGAGGTCGATGTATGCCGGCGCGCTGGCTACGATGGTCATAGCGCCAAGCATTCGACCGGATAATTCGAGGTCGCGCTGGCCGCTCTTACCGAGCGACTGTTTGTAGGCAGCCCAGTTCGAGAACTTCAACGACTTGCCGGAAGCGGTGCGCCCTGCGACGAGCCCGGAGGAACCAGGAAGGCCCTGCACCTTCGAGCGCTTGCCACCAATGATGAGCACGCCCCGGTCGCGCATCTTGCGGAGGTCGCGCGCCGTGAATACCTCGCGGCCGTGGAATGATGATTTCGTTCGACCGCGGCCTGTGACTGGAACGTAGATCGGCCCGCGCGGCGAATACGGCGGCATGGAGTTCCCCCCGGAGCCGGTATGTTGCTCTGTCACGCGCTTGTAGATCCGCGCGATAGCGAGCCCGCCCACCTGCTTGCGCTGTGCGGCGTTGAGGCCGAAGCGCGGGACGCGGACCTTACCAGGACCGATGATTCGAGAGCCGCCCATCATGCCTCGCGGAAGATGAGACGCGCTTCGAAACCGTGCCGGATGAAAAGCGAACTCACCGAAGCGCGGACGAAGCGGGGCAAGGGGAGTAGGAGACAGAGCGCTGGCGACAACCACCAGGCGCTACGCGTCGTCTGCACGATGATGCGCTTCCCGTTTTCATCCGTCCCCTCATTGAGCGCGCCAAGGTCGAGGTCAAGTTCGTTGAAGTTTCCGAGGCAACTATCCTTCGTCATCTGGGCTCCAAACGTGGCGGCAGTTCCAACCGCCGCCGTAGTACAGCACGGGGAGATCCGTCCCGTTACTCATGCCCTCGATCTCCGGGACGGTGAACACCTTCCCGACGTGCGCGGCGCAGAACGGGCGGTTCTTGATATCGTGCGGGCCGCGGTATAGAAGGCTCCGAACGCCCGCGGCGGTCCACATCTGGACGTTCACGCGGCGGTCGTAACTGACGAGCGCGGTGTCCGCATACGTCGCGGCGTAGTTTTTGAAACGGCCTTCAAGCTGACCGCCTATGGCGTCGATCATGTCGGCGCGGCTCTCGCCGGCCAACGTGTTCATCACGACGCCGTGGGCGATCTCTTGTACGGCGCGATTCCCGATATCCTCCAGGCACGAGTAGTCCGCTTCGCGGAGGGAGACGAGCGCCTTTTCGTCAAGCTTCGACAGGCGCTGCGGTTTGAGGTCGAGTTCGTCAAGAACGGCGGTCGCCCGGTCGAAGGCATCGTCGTACTTGCCGATGAAACTATCCACCAGGTCGTCATACCCAAGGCGGTTCAATTGCCCCCGGACCTGGTTTGAGACGTACCGTATGTTCGAGAGCTTCTGAGGTGCATCGTCGCCGGGCGTCGAAACGAGGTTCGTCAGGTCCCGGCGCCAGTTCATGGCGATATCCTGGAGGCCGGAGCGGAAACCTTGAGTAGCGGCGTCCGTGGCGTCGATACCCTTATCGGACAGGTCTTTTAGACGGTTTCTTCGCATCACCGAACACCGAATGGAAAATTAGTTGTCGTTCTTCCCACATCTGGCGGCAGCGTTTGCAGTTCGCGCGCGGGGCGCGCGCCGCGGTGTACTTGGGGTGCAAGTCGCATCCGGCGTTGATGTCTCGAAACAGCCGGAGCCGATCCGCGTTTGATAATTTGTCGCTCATCGTTTCTTGCCAGGCCCCGGCGAGATGATCCCAGAGGCGTACAATCGGGCGTAAATCTGGGTACAGAGGTTCCCGACGACGTAGCAGGCATCCTCTTCGGCTTTGCCCACGGAAGCGCGCCGTAGATCATCTTTGGTCCGGCGGTTCGGGTTTAACCCTTTGCGACGGAGCCATTCAAACGCGGCGTGTGCTACTTCATGGCTCACGTAATTGACGGAGAGCCCGCGGCGGTGCAACAGGATCATGCCAGCTTCGGGTTTGGTACGCCCGCCGCGCGTCGTGGGGCGCCAGAGCGTATAGGTGTGGCACAGCCCTTGCGCGTGTGACACGCCCGCGACGCCCTCAGCGCGTGCTCTCGCTCGAAGCTCGCGAGCGGTACTGAAGACGATCACCCGGTAGTAGAGCCCGCCCCGATGCCGCGGGTTCGGGTAGGCGCGGAACTCCATGAGCGGGCGTGGCTCAGAACGGGACATCATCGTCTACCAGCCCGGCTGGCGTACTGTCTCGTTCGCGCGCGGGCGCGGGCGCGTCCTCTGTCGATTCGCCGCTTTGTTCCCGGCCGCCGCCCAACAGAATCACGTTCTCGGCTACGATCTCAGTCACGTACCGTTTGCTGCCGTCCTTGGCGTCATACTGGCGCGTCTGCAAACGGCCCTCGACGTGGACCTGCTTCCCCTTCGTCAGGTACTCGGCCAATTTCTCGGAGCGCCAGAGTGTGACGCGGTGCCAGTCCGTCTCCGTCTTCCACTCGCCGGACGATTTGTCTTTCCAGGACCGATCGGTAGCGACGGAAAACGTCGTGCAGGCGGCCCCGCCCTGCGTGAATTTCGTTTCGGCGTCCTTGCCGAGACGGCCCACCAGGAAAACCTTGTTGACGCTACGAGCCATCTACGCCTCCCCTCCGTGCTTCGGGCCGCTGCCGTCGCGCATACGCAGGTACATCAAGAGAGCGCCGCTGAAGTTGCCAGCGATACCGGAATAGAGCACGTACAATTTCTCGTTGGTTGGCAGCAGTAGTGCTACGGCCAGGACCAAGAGCGAGTAGAGGATCAGGCCCCCGGCCATCAGGTACACCTGTTCGCGTTCGTTCATGACTTCTCCACTCGTACCAGCCAGCCGGCCATGTCGTCGCCGTACAACGCCGGGTTGCTGGCGGCAAGTTCGTGATATTTGGCCTTGAGGGCGTTCTTGTAGAGCGGGATGATGGCGCCCCCGAAGCGATTCGTGGCGCTGATCGTCAGAGGCCCCACGTTGCCGTCGATGCGAACGCCGAGCGTGCGCTGTAGGATCCGAATGGCGGTAGGCGCGCCCATGTTCACGGCGGCAATCAGCACTACCTCGGCGGTGTGCTGGTCGTCAAGATCAGAGAGCGAAAGCGGCTCCCAGAAATGCGTCAAATACAGCGCCGCGGCGCGGTCGCGCGAGAGGTTCCGGATGTACTCGACATCGGCGTCAACGCCGATAGCGTGCAGAAACGTCTGTGTGATGCCCCAATTGACGGCGCCGTTCTTGTTGTCCTTCGGCGCGAAACCTTTCTCAAAATGGTCCAGCAGCCGGTCTATGGCCGGCCTCGATTCTGCCATAGTGTTCTATCTCTCCAGTTGTTCAGAAAGCCCAGGTGAACTTGAAAACCGCGAATACCTTTTGCGAGATGATTTGAAGCGCGTGGGCGCGTTTGCGCCAGGGCTGAAGCGCGATGTCCACGGACTCAGTGGAGCCCTCGACGTGCGCAAGCGTCTTCTTGATGTTCGGGTCTTCGAGTAAGGCGGCCAGGTCCGCGATAGCGCGGTTCCACTGGTCGAAAGTCTCGCGGGCCTTGGGCGAGTCCGCTTTGATTTCGTTGTCCAACGTGACGGAGAGCGCGTCAACATGCGCGAGCAGCGAAGCCAGCGGCTTCAACGCTGCGTTACTCGAATCCGTCAGCGAGTGCAGGTCGGTGGTCATCCCTTTGACCAGCCCCCGCGCATCCCCAAGCAATCCGTTCGCCTGGGGGAGTAGTCCAGAAATCGTTTCGCACTTGATCTCGTGCGTACCGCCGGGAAGCAGGCGGCCGGTCGGTTTGCAATTCGCAAGACCGCCCAGGAGTTGAATCCGGGTGTCCATCACGGTCTGCGTGGCCTGATTCAAAAGCACCGTGAGCGCGTCGCCGTTCGCTGTCGTGTTATCGCTCTGCGCCTCGATTTCGGTGTTGATCTTGTCGAGCACAGCGTTGACGCGAACCAGCGACCCATCGACATGCGCCAGAACGTCGTTCGTGTGGTTGACCGCTACCAACGATTTCGTGGTCAGAGGCCCGAGCGCCCGGCTGATCCGCTCCGGCTGCGCGGCGAGCACTACGCAGAGAACGGCGAAGGCCACGGCCGCGACGGCAACGCAGTAGTTCCGCACGATGCGAGCGCCCGCCGTCAAGCGGAAGACGGCGGGCAAACTCAGGCGTATGTGGTCCATTGCTGTAGTGGGGGCCTCTGTCGGATCAGGCGACCTTGCGGATAACCCAGAAATCGGAAGCAAGGCCGGGGTTCATCAAGTACGCCCAGGGCATCGCGAAGTAGCCTTTGATGCCCCAATCGGTGCCCCAACTATTCGCGAGAATCGCGTAGTTGGCGGGCATGTCGGGCAGAGCGTCGTCAGCGTAGCCGATCACGCGAACGCAATGGCCGCCGAGCGAATGTTCCTTACTCGGATCGGGGAACGGAACGATGCCCGACTTCGCGACCGTCTCGGACTCGAACGAATCGTAGACGGTGAAGCCGATCACGATGTCGAAATGCTGCGCGAGCAGCGTCTTCATGACGGCCTTGTCGCGCGGGACGCGCTCATACTGGATCGCCAGTGAAGACTTTGCATCGGCGTAGCAGTTGGCCGGCGGTCGAACCGTGAATTTGCCGATGTCGTAGGGCCAGTCGCTCTCGGGAGCACAGCCCCATCGTGCAACGGACTTGACGCCATCGCGGATCGTGGCGCCCACGTCGTAGTTGACGGCGCCCGTCATGCGGCGCGCGTTGTAATACGCCATCAGGCGGGACAGTTGGACGAACGGCTCGCCGTTCCGGATGTTGCCGAGTTCGAGCGAAGCCGTTACACCGTGGCCGACGCAGGAGCCCAGGTTCCCCTGGTCTTGGATCGGCGGTTGAGTGGCGCGCGGATCGACAACGCGAGGAAGCGCTTCCGCGGCGCGGGCCGGGACCGCGCACCTGCGGTCCCGGAAATCGCGAAGGTCAGGAATGCACCCGTAGCGTCGCAACGATTACCTCCGCGACAAAACGAGCAGACTGTTCGCTGCCGTCTGCGACGCGTGCGACAACGTGCTGCGCTCAGTCGGTGAGAACGTCGTGGGCACCTTGACGGTGTACGTTGGCGCGCCGCCGCGAACCGCCTTCGCGTTCAATTTGAATTGCGACAGGAAACTCGTTACAGCGCCAGATACAGCGCTCACGGCGGTAGCGACCGCCTGCGGAGTGCCGGCCGGCAGATTGGGAGCGACGGCGACGGCGAAATAGCCGACGATCTTCGACGCCTTGACCTGCGTTACATCGGTAGTCTGGAGTTCGGCGCCCGTTTGAATCACGGCGGTATTGACCGATTGCAGGTAGCCGACGATGGCCGTCTGCGTTGCGGCGTCCAGGGGCACGGCGCCGGTCGCGAAGATGATCGGCACAGCGACGGCGGCGACGTTCGCCACGGTGTCCAGAGAGTTGACGACTTCGGCTGTCGAACAGCCGATCAGAGTAAAGGAAATCACCAGCGCGAGCGCGACGGTGAAATACTTCCGTATTGTGCGAGTCATAGAGTTTGGTCCTAAGGGCCGGGGAAGGAGATTGAGGAACCCCGGCCCGGCGCGCGCCCGGAGGAGAGAGAGAACGGGCACGCGAACTTGTTAAACGATGCCCGGTTGTTCAGCGGGCAGCGCGGGCTGTCGCGTCGCGGAATCCTTGACGAGAGCGGGATCTGCAGGCGGCGCGGAGCCCATCGAAGGTTCGGGCGCGACGCCGTACTTCTTCAACTCGGCGTCAATCGTTTTCTGAACGTCTCCAGGAAGAGAGGGCAATTTCTTCGCGATGATCCGGCGAAGGACTTCACGGCAGACAGTCGGCGGGCAACCGGCGGTCTGGAGCGAGAGCAAATCTTCGATGTCATCGGTGACCGTCGAGAGATCGTACTTCGTGCCGTACTGGACGGAACCGTTGAACTCGGTGCCCTGCCATAGCGCGGCGAATGTGAGGGCGCTCTTGACGGTCTCCTGCTCGTAGAGCGCCATCTGGCCCATGATCTTGTCAGCCTCGTAGAAGTCCCACGCCTTCGAGACGCCGGATTCTGACTTCGTATCCTGCGTCATGATGGGCGACGCCTTCAGCCCCATGTGCTTGTTGGCGAGTTGTACGAGGCGGTAGAAAGCGTCCCATCCGGCCTCAAACGGCGCGGTATTCGGCGTGACGTAACTGAACTCCTCTTTGTCTTCGGGGTTCAGATGGAGGCAGACGGACACGCCGACGCCTACTTCTTTCGGTTCTTTGGTCGACTTCAGAACCGGGACGGCGAACATCTGTTTTTCGATGGCCTGGTCGAAGTCGGAAACCCAGTTTGTCAGGAGTTGTTGAATGCGGGCGGCGTCTTTGATGAGCGATTCGCCCTCAAATGGCCGAAGTCGTTTGTGGTAGAGGGGGATGATCGGGACGACTCCCAGTTTGTTCTCGCCCGCGTTTGCCTGCGCCCACTTGCCATCGGCGCCCTTGCGGTACGTCGCCCAAGTCGAGCGCGACCAGTAACGCAGTTCTTCAGTCACATGCGGGTTCTCTGTCGAGTCCAATAACGAACCGGCGACTTCGAGTTGCACACGGAAGAGGATTTCAAGCGGCTGGCCGAGCGGGTCAAGTCTCCAGTTAAGCAAGTCTTCCGGAAGGATCTCGACAACGTAAGGCCGGATGCCCTGACGCTGCACGTCTGCCTGCGTGGTGATCGTGTCCGTCGCCTGCGGCGAGTCTACAAACAGATACGTCACACCGCGGACGGTCGCATGTTGGCGCGTACCGGAGAGGAACTGAACCAGGCTCTGCCCCTGACGGTCGCAGTCATCAAGGAACGGTTCCAATCCGGGCGCGTTCACCATGATGTTTTCCTGCTTCCCTACGGTCGCGCAGTAGAGGTCCACAACCGGCGCAACGATGTTGATTGTGACAGCGCGCGCGAGGCGGTGCAGGTAGGCGTCCTCCGGCTCAAGAGGGAACCGCTGTACGTAACTGCCGGCCCCGCCGTAGCGTTGTGAGCCGCTTTGCGGCGCGGCGCCGCCTGGGAGCCCCATCGCGGACAGCAGGGGGTTCGCCTTCAGCGGATACGACGGGCCGCCCGCGTAGTGATCGGCGTAGTATTGCCATTTCGCCTGATTCTCGCGATAGATCGGGTGCCGTTCATCAAAGGGGGTCGTAGCCATGAGTCCTCAGGAATTCGTTCAAGCCTTGGTGATCGAGCGCCGGAACGTGTCGATTCTGTATTCGCGATAGATCAAGTAGCCGAGGCCGTCCGAAAGGTGCGTCAGGGTCTTGTCGCTGGCCTTGTCGAGGTCCACGGTGCCGATCTTCCAAACGACACGTTCAAAGTCCCGTATCAAACCTCTGCACGACGGGTTGACGAACAACCGTCGTTCACCGCGCGCGTTGCAGAGCATCGCGTTGACGCACTCGACGCGATCCTTTACCCACGGGTTCGAGGATGGAACGTTGTATTCGAGTTTGAAATCCGTTTGCCCACGGAACCACTCGCGAATGATGGCGTAGTCCGTCTTGCCCGCGGTCGAGCGCGCGTCGCCGGCAGAATCACCGTAGAGCTTCACTGGTAGCGGGCGGTCGCCGTTCACTCCGCGGTAGGCGGCGGCGTACTTCGCGGCGCGTCGGCCGAACTCTTCGACGGCTTCAAGTGTCCGGGAGTCCGGAAGCGCGATCTCTTCGAGCACGTAGACGTTGTTGCCGTCATGCTGGCAGATCGTCCAGCAGAGTGGATCGACGTTGAAGTCACAGGCGAGAGAAAGCGCCAGGTGCGGATTGAACTTCACTTCCTTGACGTTCTCGGCCTTCGAGAACGGTTTGTAAACCAGACCCTTGCCGGCGCCGATCAACGGGTGCTGTTGATAGAGCGCTTCCCAGATTTCCTTTGTCTGGTTGCCCTGGATGCGAGCGAGTTCGCTTATCGGGTAGCGTTCGGGCCAAAGCGCGTCGCCAACTGCTCGCCCGAGTGCGTCGTTGACCTCCTCTGCTATGGCGGGTAGGTTCAGAACGTCCCATTGTTCGCCGTCCCGTTCCTCCATCTCACGGATCAGTCGGCCACAAAGGTCGTCATCATGCCAGCGCGTCATTACGAGCACAACGGAGCCGCCTGGCTCAAGCCGGGTGTACGCGGTTGACTTCCACCAGTTCCAGACGGTTTCGCGGACGGTCGGACTGGCGGCCTCTTTCCAGTTCTTGAAGAGATCGTCGCCGATCAGGATGTCAGCACCGCGGCCGGTGATCGGGCCGCCCACGCCAGCGGTAACCATGCCGCCGTCAAAACTCGTGTGCCAGTTCTTCGCTTGTTTCGAGTCGCGCGCCAGGCGAACGGTGAGTAGGTCTTCGTTTTCAAGGAGCGTGTTCCGAACCTTGCGGCCCCATTCGGAAGCGAATCCCGCCTCATACGATGAGAGGATGATCCGTTTGCGCGGCCATCGTTCGAAGCACCAACTGGGGAACCAGTGCGAGATCATCTCGCTTTTGCCGTGCCGGGGCGGCATCGTGACGATGATTCGGCGCCTGGTGCCAAGCGCAGCCGCGACCAGCCACAGACTGAGAATCCGGAGATGCGCGGCGGCGGCCCACCTACCCCTGCTGAGTACCGTCGCGAACGCCGCTGGCCCGCTTCGCAATAGCGAGCGCAAGGTCCTGGGTTGCGGCGGCAACGTTAGGATCGGCGAGTACCTCATCGGGGATGTCATCAGCCGGCGCGTCGTTCCGTCCGTCCGTTTCGTTTTCGTCTTGACGCATGAGGCCGTAAGCCTTCCGTTCAGCGTCATGGATGACGGGAAGTGAACGGGCGCCCAGCGCGGCGAGGCGGATCAATGCGGTGAGGTCGAGTTCGCTAAGTTTTTTTTGCTCTACTTTTTCTTTGAGCCGTTCGAGCAGCGTCGTTACCGGAACCATCACGGAATTGGCAGCGACACGGGCCTGAAGCGCTTGCCGTTTCGCCATCTCCGCAACCTCTTTCTCGATTGCGGAACGGCGGCGGCGGTCGAGTTCGTCATCCCACGCATCCGTGCGTGAAACCCACCCCCAACGGGATGACCAGCGGGCGATTAACGCCCCACTCTTCCTTAACTGCCGTGATACCAGGTCAATAGAACGATCTTCGCCAAGATCGCGATAGGCACAGAAGGCGGCGTAAGCTTCGGAAGACTCGCGTTTTCCGTTCGCGGTCTGCCGTTCCCAAGGCTTCGCCACAACGGTTTAGATCCCCTTGTACGGAGGATGAATCCGCGGGTTAAAAGATTGGGTGAAGTCGTATTGAGCCACCTTCGGCCCCCATTTCGCGATCATGATTTCGGCCTGGCGGCGTTCCTCCGGAAGAAGCCGGTAAGAAGCGCAGCCGCCCGATTCGGTCAGGTGCTTGGCGAAGTAGTACAGGAAGTTGAAGCGCAGCACGTGATGGTAGCGGCGCAGGTGTTGCAGAAAGTAGTCGTAGTCCTCATTCAGACTGAGCCGCGTGTCGTAGCGTAGCGGGTTCGGCCGAACGCATGAAAACGGGCCAAGCACAGGCGAGAGGAACGAAAGCGGCGAGTACTCGCGATAGAGCAGTCGGTCGCGCTGGAGGTTGACTCCCCAGAGGAACGCGCCGCAGTCTTCCGCCATCTGCCAGCCGACTTCGATGTATTCGCGGAACGTGGCCGGCGCGAGGTCAACGTACTTCAGGTTTTGAACCCTGGTGAACGTGTCGATATCGTCATCGACCATGATGAGCGGATCGCTGCCGAAGTTGTCGAGGATCCAGTTTCGGACGCGTGCCATGTTGCCGCGGAGCGCATCAGGCATGACGGCAATTTCACCGCCCTGCTTGTCGCGGTACCGGTCCGCCTCGAATTCGTGGACGGCGAGGATCGCTTCAGGAAAGACTTTCCGCGTTCCGACTCGGCCCGCCCTCTTGTACGAGGGGCACACGATCCGGTAATCCATCGGGTTTCTCCGTGATCTTTTCAAGGGCGGCGGCGCCGTCAAGGACGCGGCCGATGCCTACTTTGCGGAAGCCGGGCCGGTTGGCGAGCGCGGCGGGCGTCGTGGTGAGTTCAGAGAGCAGTGCCGTCAAACTCTGCTCATCGTACCCAGCCAGGTCGTTCGTGCGATTGTCGGCAAGCAGGATGCGGAGCGCGCGGTCGTCATCCACGTCCACGAAGAACGCGGGGATTTGTACGGCACCGTTAGCCTTGGCGGCCTTCCAACGGTGACAACCGGCGATGATGTAGCCGGTTGAGCGTTGTACGATCACGGCACCGTAAAAGCCGTTCTCCTGAATGCTCTCCTGGATCGACTCGACGTTGCCGCGCCGCGGGTTGCGCGGGTGCGGTTTAATCGAGTCGACAGGTACGAGCGTGTATTCCTGCTTATTGATTTCCATGGTTCTAATCGAGACGTGCGACTACCCGGGGGCCAAGCAGCACAGACGGACTGGTTACCGACGTGGCCCTCGTCAGGACTTGAGCCTTTGCCCACCGCATGGCGTTGCGGCACTCTTGGCCGCCGGGTAATCGCGCGGCCGGTTCTGCCTCGAAAGCGACTGAAGCAGCCGTCCGACAGCCGGATCCGTCTGGTAGATCACAACGTACTCTTTGGAGCGTTCCGTGCCTGGGCGTTCGCCGCGCGCCGGGTCCCAAACGATCTTGCCGTCGAGACAGACGACGCAATGTTCCCACCCTTCGGGGAAGTCAGAACCCGCCGACACGGCGCCGAGCGAGTAGCCCGCCGGTTTGCCCCTGGTGTAATCGTTCTCCTCATCGAAGCGAACACCCAGGGCGGTAAACCCGAGCGGTTTCAGAAGGTCGAGCATGTCCGCATACCAGGTAGCCGGAGCGATCCGGTCCACCTGCTCAAGCGGTACCTCGAGGATTGATGCGACGCAGGCGGCGACGCAATTGTCCCGGCGCGTCTGCCGAACGGGCGTCATGCGAGTTGCACCAGATCGGACGGCCGCAGATACTTGCCTTCCTCGAATGCCTGCTGCCCACGGTCGGCCAACTCAATGAAACTGGAGCGGGCGAGCGTTTCGAGCGCGGGCCGCCAGCCACCAGGGCCGAAGCGCTTTTCGAGCGCCATGAGTTCCGCCCACACGTCCGGATAGTTCGCGCGGATCGCGGCGTAAGAGATGGGCTTTTGACCAGGGCAGATCCGGCAAGCGGTTCGTTGTATGCCTGTCAAGTAGCCGGGCCAAACGGTGATGCCGGATTCGTTCAGAATACTCTCGCTGGTCTGCTTGTCGCTGAAGTAGAGCGGCTGGAAATACTTGTACGTCGGCATCGTGTCTACGGCGAGCCAACGCGTCTCATTCTTCCGCCCCGTCTGCGTCGCGGATTCCTGCCGACGCCCCCCGCGCATCACCACGATTTCGTCGGGGTTGTGCTCCTTCATGTAGTCGTCTAGCGGCTGATGAAGGCATTCGTGGCAATAGGGAAACGAGAAGTGCGGCCACTCGCCCTTTTCGACCATCATGTCCAAGACGTTGCGGCGCGAGCGCAGCATGACCAATTTCGCGGCGAGTTCTACGGCGGCTTCGTGCAGGTACAGGTGGAAGCCGACGAAATCACAACCCATGTCCACGAACAGCAATTCCGTCTCGGCCTCGGGGAAGAACTTCCGGGCCCAACATGCGGTGGCAGTTGAGTCCTTGCCGCCGGAATACTCGATCAGAATTTTCCGGCCGGCGATGATGGCCCGTTCTTCCTCGGACGGCGCGAGTTGTTCAAGGGCGGCCGACCTCAGAATCTCCGGTTTCGGCGCGGCGGCGGCAGCGGCCTTTTCTTCGTCGCGCTGATTGTCTTCGAGCAGTTCCTGTAGCGCCGCCTCGTCGTAGCCGGTGCCGTCTAGGGCACCCTGGCCCTGTTGGATCTCTTCGAGCAACGCTGCCAGTTGGAGTGGATCATCAAGACCCAACCGCGTAGTGCGATTGTCGGCAAGCAGAATCCGGATCGCGGTTGCGTCGTCAATATCAACGAACGTAACAGGGATTTCGGTAGCACCTTGTTCGCGGGCGGCGAGCCAGCGATGTTTTCCGGCGAGGATCTTCCCCGTCGATTTCTGCACCAGCACCGAACCGTAGAAACCGTTCGTGTCGATGCTCTGGCAGACGGCGCCCACATCGCCTTGGTTGACGTTCCGCTCATGCGGCACAACCGAGTCGATGGGAACTACCTTAAACTCTTGTTCCAGTCGTTTCATTCGTCAAGCGGCGAGCGCCGCATCTTCGATGTAGACGAGGCTTTCGCCCGTGAGGATCTTCCGACCGCCCAACTGCCCCAGGTCGTGCATGTGCCGGTGTAAGAAACAGAACGACACCACGCGCGGGGTGACGATGCCCTGCGAATCTTTCAGTAGGACGGAATACTCGCCCCAGCGTTTGCCTTCGCACGTTGCGATCACACAGCCGTCGCTCATGCGGACCTCTTGCGATTGCGCCAGGCGCGCGGCGCGGGGCTGATAACTTGGCCGGAAACCTTGTTCCGGAGATATTGAAAATCGCGCGCGGAGACGCGACTCTCCCTCGTGAACTCCTTGCGAAGTCGTTTGACTTTAGAACCTCTCATGTCGTCTGTCTCTCCTGAATGTAAAAAGTGGGGCGGGTCGAAGGTCCAAGAGAAAATGGCCGTTGCCGTGGGCCCTGAATCGCCCGCCCCGAGAGGAGCGGTTAATACGAGACTTGTTTACGGGCGGGCTGCGTCGATGAACCAGCGCAGCCCCTGTCCTTCATTCGGTGTATCGGTGAGTGGGGCGCCCAGACTTCTCAGTCGTGAACGTATCGCGTCGAGCGTTACGCTCTTCATCGGGCCGGCGGGCATTGATTCTGCGACGGCCAGGCGGTAGCGCTCGAAGGAGCACAATTGCTCAATCTCTGGATTCATGCGCCATCGCGGCCCGTAGTTTTCTGAGCGCGGAGTGCAACGTAAAACTCACCCGAGCGGGCGAGACTTTCAGCCGTTTAGCTATTTCGCTCTGCGCGAGGTCTTCGCCGAATTTAAGAGTCGTGACCTCGCACTCCCGCAGCGAGAGCGCGGAGC